TGCACGTTGTAGAGGCGACCGTTCATTCTGAAGAATCTGTTCTTCCAGATGCCGTTTCCGCTTTCGTTCACGAACTCGCCCTGTGCTTCTATTCTTGCTGCTCTTGCTACCATTTCTTTCATTTCGTATCTCCTTCTGGTGTTGGTTTATCTTTACTTTATCTTACAATAAGCCGAACCATTTGTCAATAGTTTTACGGATATTTTTTCAATTTTTTTCAAAATATTCGTTTGCGTTTATATCAACAGTTCTCGCAGTAGAAAAGGCGACCAATCGGTTATCGAAAGGTCGCCTATTTCAAATAGAACAAGGTCTAATGAGGTATTGTAGGTTCGAAGGTCGTGGAATTGCTCCTATCTGACATTATTCATCGGTTTCGATCTTTTCAAATGCGTAACCGCCCTTGACGATGCAATTTATATGGACGTTCCTCCGTAGTATGACACGTTGCCATTTCTGGCAGAAAATAAAAAAGCTCGAACCGAAGTTCGAGCCTTTACTATTAGTCAGTTGCGGATAGATGTTCCCATCGCCTTTGTCAGTTGGTACACGCAATACTGGTTCATACTCACTCCCTCTGTTTTGGCTCCGTCTGCCAATGCCTTGTGTAAGGTCTTTGGCAACCGCAACTTAAACTGCCCCGAGTATGAGTCTACGTCGTTCGGTTCGGGTATAGGCTGACCTTCTTCAATCATCGCCTCGAACCAAACTCTACGACAATCCTCTGCGTTTTCGAGTGCTTTTTCTAATGTATCTGCACAGGTAAGACAACCGGGCAAATCAGGGAATGCTACTGCGTACCCTCCCTCTTCCTGATCGGGGATGAGTACCATTTTGTAATTCAAGGACATATAATACTCAATATCTTTCATCTCTGTTCCTCTCTTTCTACGATCTCTCTCACCATTTCCACATACACCCTCTTGATTGGCTCGTGCTTTGGTATTGTAATTGGCAAGCAACCGCTTTTTCTAAACGTGTGGTGGCTACTTCCTCCTGACGGGGTTCTCATTTCATAACCATATGATTCAAGCACCTTTCGTAATTCATCGAAGCGAAGATCTTTATCAAGACTTCGAATTCTTTCGAGTAGTTTATCCCACTTTGACAATTTTTATATCTCCTACCATCAGTTTATGATGACACCATATATGGTGTCATTCCCTTTACTATACTATAACATATTCCAATTCAAAAGTCAATAGAAATCCGAAAATTTTTCAAAAAAAGCGACCTCACTATTTGCAAGGTCGCCTATAGCAAATGGATCGATGTCAGATGGGGTATTGGTGGTTCAATCGTCGTAGAATTGCTCCTACGGACAGTTTTCACGCCTGAACCCAACAAACACAGCAAGGCCTCCGCTTCCATCTTTACATTTGTGTGGCAAGTACATTTGCGCTTGGTGTAAATACGGGTTCCCGGCAAATATCTGATTCTGCTGAATAACTTTTGCGATGAGCTGAGGGAGCGCATCCACTGGTATCTCAGTCGGTTCTCCATATTTGATAACCGCTCCACACATCTGACATTTGTAAGTTGCGCAATACTTACTCATTTTTCTCCTCCTTCAAGTCTCCCAACTTATAGGATGCTCCCCAGAGAGCGATGATCTTTCTCTCCTTTTGATCTACGAATCCGATTTTTCCTTCGTAGATGGTAAGGTTAAGACCGAATTCGATTGCGGCTTGCTCGATTCTGGTAATCATCCCGCCGACTCTTTCTTCTTTCGTCATCTTTGTCACTTTCTTTTTCATCCTTTTGTACTCCTTTCTCAATCAAATCTGTCGATGATATATTCAGTAACACCGTAGTCGGTCGTTACGCGGAATCTCGCTCTGCTCTTGGAATTTGCCTGAATGCGAATGCCGCAAGCCGAAGCCTCATCGTATCCATAACAGGTGCTCTGCTTGGAGTATGCTTCGATGGTCGCTCTGACCTCGTGGAGCTCCGATTTGAGGATTTCGGGGAACAGGGCGCAACCTGAGTTGCGATAGTTCATATCCTTGCAGTCCTTCAGGACGAAGATGACTGCCTTGCCCTCATAGTCGTGATTGCCTCCCCACATATTAGGCTGCATCGTTACCGCCGTAACGGGAACGAATCTTCCGGGATGCAGGTTCCAAGTCTCGGGCATCGAGCCTCCGCTGTAAACGTACCAAGAGAAGGGATTTCTGTTCTCTTCGGTGTCCCATCTAACGATAGGAGGAGCGTCGGGGTCCTCGGCGGTCAAGACAGCGCAGTAGTTATCGCGACCGATAGGAACTGCGAATTCGATAGTCTTCGCAGAAGGAAGGACCTCTCTCTTGAACTTCTCAAACGTGATGCCGTCAACCTTTCCGATGAGGGTAGGAGAGCTTCCCTTCTTGCTCTGTTCCTTGGTCTTGACACCTGAGAAAATGCCCGTGGTTGCGGGTCTGGAATCTCTCACAGGAGAGGGCTCCCAAATCTTTTCGATTTCATCCACTCTTGCGAATCTGCGCTTCAGGGAGTTTGCGATACCGAGTTTCTCGACGATTCTTTCAGCCTGCTCCACGTTTCCGCGAGAGGGAGCCGCCTTGGGACGCTGATATGCGAGCGGATTCATCTTGTCTGCGAATCGTCTCTTGATGGCTTCCATATCGAGACCGTTCTCGATGTCATCGAGGAGCGTTCCGATCATACTCGATGAGATATGACAGAAGCCAACAGGGGCGGTAACCACAGCGTACCAGATGATGTTCTTCGATGACTTTCTCTCCTTGCCTTCTACCGCATTCTTCAGGTTGAGGAACCATTCAGCAATGCCGAGGACCTTTTCACTACGATACAGCACGTCGGTGGAGAGGATTCCGACCGCCGCCCTGACCGTTTCGGTCGTGTACTTCGAGAGGGCGTCGATCAGGATTCTGTGGTCTTCTGCCTTCTCAGCCATCAACTGCTCGTCAGTCTTGATTCTGCTCTTGTTGAGGAATCTGTCGGGCATAACAACGGATAGATGATTCCAAGAACCCGTCTTTGGCGTTCCGAGGACGCACTCGGAAGTGACGAACATTCCCGTAATCTTCGCATCCTTAACCGCCTTCCTGATAGCTTTGACCGCTCCTGCGAAGAAATCGGGAACTGCGGTAGCGGTCGCCCACATCGCAGGGGTCTTCGTGCCATTTTCGTCGATTCTTACCAGACCGCCGTAGGTATCAACGAATTTGCGACACGCTCGGCAGGTGTAGTGCTGTCTTGCGTCCGCAGGGAGATTCTCCAAGAACAGGTCGAAGAGGTCGGTCGCATCCGTGGTAAAGAGAGGCGACTTATCCTCCTGCATATTCTTTTCGAATGCGTTCCTTACAGATGCAAGGAACTGTTCGTACCCGTCGCTCTTTCTGTCGAGTTCGGGAGTGTACGATAATGATGTTTTCATATTTACCTCCAATAAATAAATTTCTTACTTTGTGCCGGTGCTTCCGAATCCACCGCGATCTTTGTTGCCGAGTGCTTCCACAGGTTCAAAGTCGAGGGTTTCGGGAGCCTTGTAGATCGCGAGCTGGGCGATTCTCGTTCCCTTCTCAATCTTGGTGTCACGGAGAGCCTTTGCAACGAATCCGAGAATGTCGTTGTCTCCGCAGTAGGTCTGGTCGATCACTCCCGTACTGTTCACCATTTGGATGCCAAATTTCTTTGGAGTGCTACTTCTCGGCAAGATGTACGCCGTGTATCCCATCGGAATTTCAATCGAAATGCCGAGAGGGATAATCTTCAGCTCACCCTCTTTCATTTCAACATCTTCCGATGCTCGCAGGTCATACCAGTCGCCGCCGGGTTCTCTTTCGGGGAGCGGGTTTCCGTGTGTGTTGATTCGAATGTTCATTTGCTTTTCTCCTTTGAGTTTGATATATTCTTCAACCGTTTTGAGCGGACACCACTCCTCCTTGTTATCAAGAATCCATACGATGTCTCGGTACGGATCTTCGATTTCGTCAGGTGTGAAAACGCATCGGCTGATTTTCTTGTATAGACCGGGTTCGACCATCAGCTCCTCATACTCGGAGCGGAACGGACAGTCCGCGCAGTACCGAGGGAGCGATTCGGGAACTACATATCCCTTCATCTCGCCACCTCATCCCAATGCCCGGTGATGAACTCGCTGTATGGCAGACTCTTTACCCAGTCGCATAAATCGTGCCACTCAATCAGCTTGTGATGCTCTCTGGCGTGGTACATATTATACAGAACCTCGTAGTTCATTTCTACCGTTCTCAACTGAAGGTATGAGGACGGGAGCAACTGAATGAGTCTTCTCCAGAATCGTTGAGAAGCCTCCGCGTAAGCCTTTCGCTCCTTCTCGGAGAGGGATTCGTCTTTGGCTTTTTCTTTGTAATCGAGGTATTTCTGGCGGAACATTTCACAGTCCGAAATGGTTCTATCGAATATGTCTCGCACGAACACCTCTTCTTCGAGAACGGGAACGAACATATCCTCCATAGAGAAATCGTAAACCGTAATCGGCTTGCTGTGAATCTTGTGCATCGTAGATGTGGAATTCGAAACGGTGCCTACCTTGTAGGTGTCGTATTCTTTCCACCAGTAGAGCGGAGCGGTGATGTCTGCATAAACCACGATCATTCGCAGGAACTTTCTGTGGTCCGAGCCAGCCTTGATGAGCCTCTTGCAGAGGTCGTAATCGTTAGGTCCGATAAGCACTTCTTTGCTTCGAACCTTGAATCCATCCAAGCAATACGGAATGTGGCTGTCTCCGTCTTCGAGCTTTTGTCTGCAAGAGCAAATATCTCCGCTGTCACTCTTAGCCCAAGAGTTCATCGGATTTCTTGCTCCTCGCAGAGCCGGTTCCCACCCAACAATCTGTGTCTTTTCAACCTTCAGCACCTTTCGTTACCTCCTCTAATGCTTCTTCTGAAAATTTGTTCACCAAGGCGAACATATCCGTTACCTTTATCGTGTCGGTAGCAAGGTAAGTTCCAAAGTGCATCGCCAGCTTGGTTCGAACCGATTTCAAGGCGTCATATCCAACTGCGTATGCTCTGTCGGAATACCAGTTGCGCTCGGTTGCGATTTTCTGCATCAGGTCTTCTTTCTTGAAGACCACTTCAGTCAGATCATCGTTCGCTTTCAAGAGTCTGTCGATAAGAGCGATTGCGTCCCGAGCCATTTTCTGCGAGCAAAGTTCATCATCCGCATACTCGATGAGATGCGAATACGGGCATTGATCACAGAAAGCAACTTCGGCTACATTGCAACACTCCAAAGCCTTTTTTATCTGTTCGAGTGTGGCTGTCATTTCTTTTCCTCCGTACCCGCCTCGTCGATGCTCGTTGCAAGCAGGTCTGCGAGGTGCGTGAAGAGCGCGAGGGGAAATTTTTCGAACGCGCCGTTGAGAGAGTAACTTCCGCCCTTTACGGAATCATCAAATCCTCCCATATGCCAACGGATAGCAAAGGCTTCATCCCTCGACAGCTTCATAAATCCAGACACGATGTAAACCGATTTCTCACCGTGACCGTAGGGGAGCTGGTCGTTTACGATGTAGAACGGAACCTTCTCCCAAAAGCCCTGCTCATTCTTTTTGTTTCGCATCTCAACCGCATAGAAATTCGCCTTGCATACGTCGTGTAGCAAGCCGCAGATGGCAATGGTTTCGAGCGATGGCATTGCGAATTTGGGGTTTCTGTTTGCTTCGTGAGAGCAAAGATCCTTCAGTCTTTCGAAAACGTGGATGCTATGCTCTACCAATCCGCCCTCTCGGGACAGATGGAATTTCGTGCTGGCAGGAGCGGTGAAAAAGTCGGTGCTTTTCAGGTATTCAAGCAACTTATCCGCGCCGGGCCTTGTGATGCACTCGTTATAGAGTGCGATGAACTGGTCTTTCATTTTCTTCTCCTTATGGTAAAATTCTTGTCACGATTTCTGCCGCAACGTACAGGGCTCCGAAGATCACTACGAGCCATCTTGATTCGAGTCTTCCTTTTACTTCCTTGCTACCGAACGCATCAAGCGCGGCGATGACAAGACCGAGAAGAAGAATGACCTTGAATGCTACCATCATCTTGCGATACTTCCTTTCAAATGTTCTGCGCCTACCATTTTCGGCGGTGTTAGATTATCTTCCGAAGGAAAGACAATCTTGATTTCTTTGCTTTGCTCATCGAACGACACGTACACATCTCCGTTCGGATGACCGCCAGCCATCCTGATGTACTCCGAGGGAATGTGGACTCTCGTTTTCTGATCGAGCCTGCGTCTCTCTACAAGAACCATTCTATCATCCTCCTTTCTTCGTTAGTTCCATTTGAGCTTCTGCATATAAGGGAGTGCCGCTTTCGCTCGCTTCAGCTCATATTCTTTATAGGTATGCCCTTCGTATTTCTCGATAAACTCTTCAACCTTTTCGAGAGTATCAAGACCTACAATGGATGCTTTCATAATTTCCTGCGCCCCCTCGCACTTAATAGCCTTCAAGGTGTCAGGTTCGATATTCATAGCCCCGATGAAGGGTTGATACTCGCAAAGTCTACACAAAGGAAGCCAACCTTCAGGCATATGCTCTCCGATATTCCAAATATCGTATCCGAGAGGGATTTCATCGACAATCTGGAATCTGTTATTTAGGAATCCGTTTTCAATGGTTACGAGGTATCCGTCCTCAATTCTGCTTTCAACCTTACTCATCGTCTTCTACCTCCGCAAGCATTTTGATTTCATAATCGGTGAATCCGATACAGCGGAGCGTATTCAGGATCTCAGAACGACCTGCCATCTCGGTCAGGTGAGCGATGGCGTTGTCGAGCAGTTCCGCTTTTCTTGACGGAAGAACCCTTCCTTCGGGGCATCTGTAACAGCCGCACTTTTCTTCGTTGAAATCGCAAGGTCCGTCGCCGTCGTTTCCATCTCTGTGGAAGCATTCATCGCAGAGCAGGAGCGTATCTCCGCAATACGGGCAGTACGCTACGTATCCGTCCTCCTCGATGCTCCATCTCATATAGATTTCGGTGTCGCAATGAGGACAAACCTCAACGATCATATTTTCTTCTGTCTGGCTATAAGGTGCCATATCGTTTTCCTTTCCTTTCTCGCTTAGTCCGAGAACTCTCTTGCATTCTCGGTAAAGAACCTTGTCGCTATGGATGCATCCACCGCATCCGGTAACGATGTCTTCTACCATAGCCATCGTTAAATGGTCGAAATCTACGCCGAATGGATAATCCTTTGCCGTTTCCTCTTCAAGAGCGATATAGTTCACTACGTCCCATTGTGCTGCCGTCATCGGAACATTGAACTCGCTGTTGCTTGTCAGGCATCTCGTTCTCTTCATAACTCCTCCTACTCATCGTCTTCGTCGTCCACACAAGGGCAGAACGAAGTGAAAAGCATAATGTCGAAATCCTCGTCGGTGTTCAAATCTGATACGATGTCACCTTTCTTCAGGAGGGCATCCTTGATGTTATTAAGCATCTCTTTGTCTTCCGGGAGATTCGTCCCGAAATAACCGTTTATTTCTCCAAAACTGATGTGGTAATTGCCGGAACAGGTTTCGGTCGCCGAGATTCCGATTATGTAGCCCGCGATCACTTCCGCGTACAACTCTTTGTCAACGTATTCTTTCATTGTTTCTCCTTTCAATATCTGCTGAGGGCGTAGCATATGATGTCCCTTACAGAGCGTTCAATGGACTGTTCGAGTGTGTCGTCGGTGTCCCAGTTCTTATCTCCGAAGGTTCTGTAATCGATCATCTCGCCGTATGGTGTAGAGGTCTTGATGCCGTTCCAAAGGCTTTCGTCTTTTGGGAACTCGCATTCGATAACGAAACAGTTCTTGGGGTACTTTTCTTCGCAGTAGTCGAGGTAGGTCCACTTGATGAGAACCTTGTGCTTGCTTACGGATTTTACCGACCATCTCCAATTCTTATCTCTGAACTGGTTGTCGGCTACGGCTTTTCTAATGAGTTCCTTGTGCTGTCTGAAATCAATGTCGAACATTCCAAATCACTCCTTCTAATTTTTTTGCCAGCTCGTGCAGTTCAGGCAGTCGCTCGTCGATGACTCCGAGCCTTGCGATTTCCTTGTCTCGATCTACGTTCATTCTTGCGAGAGCGTCCACTCTGTCTTCAAGTCGAATCTTCTCCATTTCGAGAGTCTTGATTTCGATATTGACACAACAGTTCACTACCGTGAGCTCCCGCTCATTCAATTCTACGACCATTTCGTTTTCCCATCCTTCTGACATTTCTTGCAAAGGTAGCGACCGCTGTTTCTTCCGCAAAGGGGAATGAGCATTCCGTCGGGCGTTCTCGCTTCCTTGCCGTTGTACCTTACCTTGTAAACCCTGCCTCCATCCATTCCATAGGATTTCAGCTTCTCGTCTATGCGGTCGAGATACTGTTCTCCGATGATCTCGCCGCAAGAGCAATAAACCAGCCGACTCTTTGCCATATTACTTTTCCTCCTCATAAGGAATAATCTCCGCTTCGAGACCTTGCTGATTGCACATCTTAACAAGGCTTCCAGCCTCCTTCTTGTTCTTGAACTTCTTGGCGTTTTCTTTTTGTCCGATGTCGAGGAACGGGCAGCCAAACAAGTGTCCCACGTTCACGTATCCGCGAGGCTTGCCGTTTCTTCTTGCAACAACTATGTAAGCCATTTCAACCTCCGATCCCGACGATCCATTGCATAACCGACTGTACCTCTTCGTCGATGGTTCTGTTCTGCAAATCGTATTCGATGTGCTTCTCGTCTTCGAGGAATCTGACAATGCGCTTCGCTCTGTCGAGGATTTCGTCCTTGATGAGCTTCTGCGATTGCTTGCGGTTTCTTTCGTCGATTCTTTGGGTTTCCATCAGGTACTCCCTGATGAGTCTTTCGAGGGGATAGTGTCTGTAATCACTTGCGAGCGGTTCCATTTCTGCTCCTCCTTATTTCTTGATGAGTTTCTTTGCTTCCTTCCAATCATCGAGGACTGCTTCGTATTCTTCTCTATCCGATACTTCGATTGCCGCCCAGTTGTAAACACCGGTGTCGATGTTCCAACCCTGCTGTTTCAGGTAGTCGGCTATCTTGAAGAATCGCTCTTCCTCGTGGTCTTCGTAGGAGAATTCGGCGAATCTTCTACCGCTCAACCTGTGTTTCGCGTTATCGACTGTTCCTCGGTAGTTGATAGTCATTTCAGCCATCCTTTCTGTTGGTGGGGTGTGGTGGTTTAGGTCTTTACTTTATTATACATACCGAGCGGTAAAAGTCAATAGTTTTTCGATATTTTTTATAATTTTTCCAAAAATATTTCATTCCGTTGATTTCTAAAAACAGATGCCCGTGAGAGCCTTAAAAATCGCTTTGGCGGGGTTTTGTTGTGCAGGGGTATAGATGTATCAAAAGTTTCTGAAAATGGCGAGGGACTTATTTTGTCAAATTTCATAAGGGATTTTTGTGCATTATTCTTGCTGATGTCTGAAACAAAATTTTCAGTTTGAGAACCCTACTTGCAATCTTTGCCGTCAAAGATTATCAGTATAGTTACAATCTTTTTCGCGATTATTTCAATTACCGATTGGCAAACAAAAAAAGCCCTCTCACAACGCGCACAACGAGCGAAGCGAGAGGGGAAATCTTTGTACTGTTTCGGTTATATTACGGTTACGGTTACGGTTTCGGTTACGGTTACGGTTATGTCTGGAAAGTCTGTGGAATTTCCATAGGAATGTCCGCAGGAATTTCCGCAGGACATTCTGTAGGACAAAGAAAAAGCCCCACAAACCGAGGCATTCACCAAGGCTGTGGGGCTTCTTTTGATTTATAACCGCCTCCCGTCATTTGTGGCGAGGCGAGAGGCGGACGAAATCGGACTGGAGGTTATCCGATAACGCCGAATTTTAATGCCCTTGCGGGCGTTTCCTGTTATTCGGTCTTGTCCTTATCTTCAATAACAGGAGTATCAGTAATAACATCAATCACCTCGGAAACAGATCTGTCAAGGTTGATGACTGCGCTTTCAATGTATGCCTCAACTTCATCTGTGATTTCAATGCCCTTGCTTTCGAGCAAACGTACTACATATTCCTTCTTGTTGATGTCATTGTTTTCGGCGAGCTTCTCTGCGGCTTCGACGAAGTGCTTAACTACATCGTAGAGGCGTTTCTCTTTGAGCCACGGAACGACCGTCCCTGCGATGAAGGGAGCGGCGGTACTGCGGACCCAAGGAATCAGGAAGCAGGTGATAACTGCCAACAGGATTGCAAATGCAAGCTCGATGGCGTTGGATGCGAGAATGTTCAGAAAATCGTTCATATGAATTTCCTCCGTTTCTTATTTTACTGATGGCGGTAGCTCTTCGACAAAGTGTTATCGAGAGCCGGGTTTACGTTATCAAAGATGCCGTTTTCGTGATTGCAAACGGCTCTTTTGTTATCGGCTCACTTTTGGTTGTGAGCTTTCTGGTTGAGATACTTCTCCAAGGTATTGTGAGCTTTGGTGACTTCGCCGTTACAGCCTTGCTGCTTCAAGCCGTCGAGAATAGCGAGCACGGAATACGAAAGGATGCAAAGTTCATCTTTCACACCCTGAAGGTTTTCCTTCTCTTCTCTTCTCAACTCTTCGAAGTCCTTTTTCTCCTGCTCCATCAGCTTCTTGGTGTCTTCATTGTGCTTCTTTTCGAGAGTAGAGATTTCCGTTGACTGGCCGTTCTGCTTATGAATCCATTTGGTGATTCCCCAAATGATTCCCCAAATCGCCAATGCTGCGGCAGCGATACTCCCGACAAGGATAAATCCGTCTATGATTTCCAAGGCGTCCCCTCCCGTGTCAATGTATTTGTGTCACTCCCAAGAATAGCGACGATTCGAACCCCTCCAGAACGCAAACTGATTCGTTCGTCGTCATTCTTCGGTCGGGAGCGATGATGTCAAGTCGCGGTCGGGGGATACCGCCGCGATCTCGGCGATTTTTCTTCGATCTCTTCAAGGTTCATGAGCCTTCCCCCCATTTCTCCATGTGTTGATGCCCCCACTCGGTAGCCTGTCCCTCAAACCATATGCTGTCATAAGGCGGGAGGGTCTTGGGGTCCTTGGTGGATCTGTACCAGCATCGGACGCCGGAAGCTATCGAGATCAGCACGTGTCCGGGACCGTATACCGCGTTCTGTATGGCATGGCCGAGCTCGTGGTTCTTGGTAGCTTCTGTGGCGTTCTCCGTCGCGATCATCACAAGCCCAAGGGAGACGCCGCTCCACATCTTTTTAGGCTTCACCGTGAAGCACAGACAGCCCCCGTGGCGGTGGGGTCTGTGACCCAAACACCGAAGAACGGCGGCGGCCACAGCCCCGATGAGGGTCATGGGTAGACCCCAGGTGAGGTTAAGGATATAAAAGAGTTTTTTGTTCATATGATTTCCTCGTTTACGGTAATAATCGGATTCTCCCCGAACTCACCACTGATACGCAGATAGCCTGTTGTATTAAACGTATGCATCAATACGCCGTTGCCTTCATCGGCAAATTGAGCATTGCAATACCCACTTGATGTCTTGGTAAAGCCGGAATTATAAGTACACCATGTGGAATTGCTGTTGCTGAATGTTATGTTTTTCACACGAACGGTACACGGCGCTACAGGAAGCGAGATGAAGCCCGTCACAGATATACCAGCCTGTGCCGACTCATTACCGCTGGACGTACTCAAACGATAGCCGACCTTGTAGCCGTCCTCGCCATTCGTGCCGACAAACTGTGACCCATCGGAATTGATAGACAACGGTATCTGGTTGGTAAATCCACTTGCTGCTGCCGTGATGACAATATTTCCAGTGACATCGGAAATTTGGACTTTATTTCCCGTGACACAGCTCGCCGTGATGTCCACGCCGCCCATCGTTACCGTCAAGGTGTTGATGGTGTAGTTATCAGCCACCGACAAGGTAGCCGTGAAGCTCTCACCCTTCTTGACAGACCCTACAGCGTTGTCAGAGGTGACGTTCGTCAAAGCGTAGGTGATGTTGTAATAGGTTTCACCGCCGTAAGACATAGTTCTGTCATGCCCCGCACCGTAAGCCGTGGCATAGACTACCTTGGCGTCGAGGTCGATGGTATACACACAGAAGGCCGTGTCCTTTGCGCTGTTGCCTACTTTTTCATATGCTGTTACACGGTTGCCGTTGCTGTCCAATTCACCATACAACGTCCGCATGGTGTCGTTGTAGGAGGTCAAAGCATATTCATTGGTACGCCCACGGCAAGCTTCGGGAGTTCCCATGCGAATGATGGTGTTGCCGTCTGTGTCTCCCACTTCTTCCTCACCCGTGATGAAATTATGGGTATGACCGTGGAAGGTGGCCACCAGCTTGGCGGCGTTTTTGCCCGAGAAATTATAGCTGACCGTTTGGCCGTTGACCGTAACGCTACCGCTTGCACCACTTACATAGGCTTTCAGCACATCCAGCACACGGGGAACATTACCCCACAGCCAATGGATGGGATGGTGAGACAACACCAAGATTGACCAACCGCTTTTTCCCGTCATGTCAAGGGTGTTGACCAACCAAGAGACCTGCTCCGCGCTGACGTTGCAATCATCCGCGCCCGACTCAAAGCCCTTCAAGTCCGAGGTGTTCAGGCAGACAAAACGCACCTTTTTGTCTGTGATGTCATAGTAAAAATAATTACGCTCGGCATCCGTGAATGGATCCACACAATCTGGATGATTGAAACGTCCAAAATGCTTTTGAAGCTCATCGGGAGTCAGGTTGGCCTCCGAAACGTAAACAAGATTGTCGTGGTTTCCGTTCATGATGGCGTCAGCACCCACAAGGGAGCTTGTACGCACAAAGGTCATGAGGTTGTCCATGTGCATCTCCTTGGTGTCGGTAGTCGCACCCCACACATTGTCACCCAATAGAGCCGTGAAGTCGATAGGGACAAGCCCCTTGACGATGCTCACGCCCTGCGCCATGTGCAGGATGCTGTCGAGATATGCCGACGTGCCGTAGTGGTCAGGGTCTTTGGTGTGCATATCGGAACAGCACAAGATACTCACCGTGTTCTCGTTTTGCAAGGACTTGACCACGGATGCTACCCGCTCTGCCTCGGTTTGTACATAGGAAGGGATGGTGGTGCGCTTGGGCGGTAACGCGGCGATGTCGATAACCATTTGCTCGGTATCGATCCTATCTGTCAATCCTGTTCTATTTCGGATTGCATCGGCAACCGCGATTATAGAGGTGTCATCAAATCTGTATTTAGACATTAAAACTTGACCCCCTCTCCAGCAGGAATAGCCGCAAGAATTAAATCGACCAGTGCGGCAGTAGCATAGTCTGTAGTAGCCTCTCCTCCCGTATAACTCACCTCTCGGTCACTACCCACGCCTAAACGAGTCGTGTGAATCGTCTTGGTTGCGCGATTGATACTGACAATATCAATAGCCGTCTCGGTTGCGGTGCCAGCAGTACGGTCTGCCTCGGTGCTGTCATAAGTGGAATCAGCGGCACAAGTAACGACGACAATAGGACAAGGGAGGTCGTCCGTATAGGCGATATCTCTGTGCATATGACCGCAGAACACGGCTATCATCCTATCTGCCGCAGTTGTGATAATACTTCGTACTCTTGTATAGTCCTCGCTCACATACTGCGAAGCATAGGCTGAAATCGGAGGAATATGGAAGGCTACGACAACACCCCAGCCCTCGTTAACAGCAAGCGCCACGTTCTCCAGCCAGTCAAGCTGCTCCGTGCCAAATCCACCGGACATTACTTTCGTGGTTCCGTCAGTAATCGCCTCGCCGTCGTAATAACAGGAGTTCAGGCAGACAAAACGCACCTTTTGAGGCGTATTGTCAAGGTAGAAGTAAGTTCCGTCGCCGCCGAATACTCTGCGAGTATCGGTAGCCTGTGGACGGTGTAAGGCGTTCCAAATCTTTTCGGGAGCAACCTTGTTGACATACGCCACGCTGGAACCCTCAACATAAGAACCTGTAGGATGATACCACCCGTATACATCGTCGTGGTTACCCCTAACAAGCATCAGCCGCTCGTCGCCAATAGGAGCGAAAACATTCATCGTTTCTTCAAGGCCTGAGATGACCTCATCATCAGTCGAAAGAACGCCCGCCGTGAGTGTATCACCGTTCATAAGCGCCAGAGGAATATCACAGGCATCCATGACAGCCTTACTGAGTACACCAATATTCTTGATGTATTCGAGGTGGTGATGCGCATCCGAAAACCAAACGAAGTTGACCACATCATTGCCGCCCTCATCCTGCAACGCCTTGACCTTGGTGATAGCTTCATCAACGGCGGTCTGCCAATATTCGGGGACAACGGTTATATCTTCGGCATCGCTATCAGAACTACCAGAATTTGTCGTGATTTCCTCGTTAATCGTGATGACCGTGTCTTTAATCATATCCTCGGTAACAGCCGTTGTGTTGTATGCCATTTGGATAGCAACGGTCATATATTGACAACCGCCCGAAATATCGTCAATAGCTATCTCAACATAACCATCGGATAGACCATTGGTTTCGATGGTGTTCAAAGGCTTTACAACCTTAAACTGCGTTGTCGTATCGGATATGGGTGCAGCATTGAAGCAGAATTTGGTCATACTGCTACCGTCTGCCGAGGGGAGCGTAGGCGCGACTTTAATTCTTAGAGTGCGAGGGGCAGTATATTGAGACAAGTCAATATTCTCAACCAGGAACACACCAGTTCCGCTTGCATTTCTGCATTGGGACGAATTGACGCGATAGTTCAAGGTAACCGTATGATTCTCAAACAAGTTAGTGTATGTTGGCACAGACTCTCCCTTTTCCAACGCCGTCACACGATTTTCAAGGTCAGTAATTCTTTCCTCATGCTCGGAAGAACCGTCCTTGGCCACAATATCCTCATCCACCGTAATGATAATATCGCTTGCCGTAGGAATACCGCCGAGACGAACATAAGCTACGTTAGCGATAGTAACTGAGTTTTTAATAGCATCACCAAGAGTTTGATAATTTACAACCGTGACCGTATCATCATAGCTTGCTGTTGAAAAATGAGTAGGCATGGCGCTCGGCGATGCATACCCGAGATACGCCTTGCTTGCATCGTAGTAATACACGCGCCCATAGTTAGCCCCGCTTGGTAGGGCTGATAAAATATCCAATCCCTTAACATGGATAAAAGCGGCGGTTGGACTAATCGGAATATAGTTAGACATATCAACGCCAGCAGCAGAGACTTCCTGCTTACTGGAGTTTATGCGTTTGTCATCTGCCCAATCGGAGCTTGTTTGGTCGGCGTAGTTGGTATAGGATGCTTCGCCTTCCGCACTCGCCGCCCCGATGTTAGCTCTCGCTTGGGCTTTCTGCTCATCGGTCAAAAGTTGTATTCGGTCGTAAAGGACTGCGGATGGAATCTTACCAAAAAACGGTAGTCGGGTATACCGTGTCACGCCATCTCCGAATTTTACACAGATTTCTCCGTCGTCCATGTCTACCAAAATCATCTCGGCATCTCGTACGACTGGATCGTATGCCGTCCAGTTCGCGTCTGTGTCTCGCAGGTGTTGGAGGCGAGCGTCAAACGTTTTTTCACTCATTTGGATCCTCTTTCATACGAAATACGCCCCGTTTTTCAACAGGGCGTTTCCGTAAAATTTAATTTTAGGAATTGATGGATTCCTGAGCCTTTGCGGTTGCGGCGTCGCCGCTCTTGAAGATAAAGGTGACGGTTTCGTCGAGGCCGATCTGGGCGGTCTTGTCGGTCTTGGTGACCTTGAGGCCTGTGCCGGCGGTCACATCGTTCACGACATTGGCTTCGTTGGCCTCTTCGAGGGAATCCAGGCGCGTGTCAATATCATCGATGACCTCATCCAGAGTAAAGTCGCCCTCTCCATAGAAACCATCCGGGATGTCGATATTTCCAGCGGTCAAATCGTCCTTCTTGGCATAGTTGGTCAGATCAACGGTGGTATCACCGATCTGCACCAGCTCACCGCTGATGAGCATATATTCCTTGTATGCGTCACCGCTTGTCACGGAAGTATCCTTGACCATGTAGATGGTTTCGGGATCAGCCGCAGAAGCCTCGGGCAGGGTTGTCACGATTTCACGCTTCAGATGGCCTGCACTCTCCACAGCGGAAGCGGCGACCTCCTCAGCGATGGCACGAGCGGATTTGCCGGCATCGGAGCCGACCAAAGTGGCCAGCGTCTGCCCGTTGTCGTCGATATTTCTCTCAACTTCCTGGAACTTCTCGTCGAGATCCGTAATGTCAGCCATGACGTGCTCGTGCTCTTTGGCTGCATAGGTATTGGCAAGGTCGAGAGCGGCGATAGCGTTACCGATCTGGGTAGCAACGGCAGTAGTGCCGACCAGGTTCTTAAGGTTTGTGATGTCCTGCTTTACCTGGGTGTCATCGTACTTGGGAATGGTGATGGTGCTGATATCCTTGAATGCAGTATCAGCCTCGCCCTTTGCCTTGGACTGGAGCTTATATGTATAAGCATCAGAACCGGCGACGATACGGTACTGCGTGTCGGTATCGACGGAAATGCCAAGGGTTTCATCCACGTACTGCGCAATGTAATCGCCAATGCCTGTGATTTCCGTTGCCTCATATACAGGCTTGTTCTTCTCCTTAGCCCAAGAGTAAACGTCAGCCGCGCGGGCAGATGCGAAAGGCAGGTGCTGGTAATCCGTAGTGCCGTCGCCGATCTTGATCAGCATCTGAGGAGCGGCAACGCTGTTTACTTCCTGAGTATCACCGGTGGTGATCGTGGCAATAGCCATCACACCTTCTTTCAGGACGGGGTTCTGGGTACACCAATTCTCGTAGGTGTCAAACAGCTGTTGAAAGATCACATTTTCAAAAACTTTTTCAGCCATGTTATTTTTCCTCCGTTATTTTGTTAGTGGTTTAGGATGTCGCAGAGCCGCCGCGAAGAATCAGCACGTCGCCTGCGGTCTGTACGAGTTTGTTCACGTTGAGATTATTGACAGTCATGTAGCCCATCTCGTCAACAGCCACAGAGTTTTCTTCCTGCTGTCCGTCAATGCCGCAAACCAGACCGAGAGAGCCTCTGGAAGCCACGGGGATTACAGCGGTTCCATCCTTTACTTCAACGGTTGCATTTTCGGAACCAAGTCCAATTTTCTTGACGACGTTGCCATTCACGAGGTCTGCGATTGCGTTCTCTTCCTCTTCGGTGAGCTTGTCGCCCTCGATAACCTTCAATCGGTCGTCAACGTCTCTGATAACATCTTCCAGAGTGTAGTCGGTGCTTCCATCACCGTACATATCGCCGTTAACCTCGATGTTTTCAGCGATCAAATCGGAATCCTTGGCATAACCGGACAGGTCAACAGACGTGTCGCCGATCTGCTCAATGGCATCACCAATGAGCATATACTCCTTGTAAGAGTCGCCGTTTGCGCCCTCAACCTTGACCATGTAAATGGTGTTGGGGTCGGCATCAGCGGCGGCGGGAAGCTCTGTGACGATCTCTCTCTTTGTGTGACCGGCCTTTGCAATAGCGTCCGCAATAGCATCGTTGGTCTCGTCCTTGGTGTAGGCATCCTCGATACCGTAGCCTGCGAGAGAGTTGGTCTTGTCTGCTTTACCCTTGACCTCCTGACTCAGAGTGTCAACGGTGGAGCTCAAACCCTCGACGGTCGTGGTGCTTGGCTCGTACCATGCAATCTCAAAGATGGGATTTCCCTCTTCGTCGGTGACCACAGAGCCGTCCTCTGCGGTTCTCTTAACGACGCGGGGTTCAAGGCCCTCCTTGAAGCCCTCTGTCTTGGTGTAGACAGACTTGCCATCTTCGTCAACGGAGTATGCGTAGTAGTAGTCATTGAAGCCCTTCAACTGCACTTTGCCGTCAACGATCTCGATGCTCTGACCATCACCGACGGGCACGGAGCCGACCTCTGTCAGGGTCTTGTCGGGCTGGATCAGGTAGAGCGTTGCCTTGCCGTTCTCAACGACGACAAGGTTTTGACCGTAATGATAGGTGCCTTCGGAACTGCCGACCTCTACCGCATTCTGCGCCTCTGCCTGGGCTGCTGCGAGGGTTTCAAAATAGTATCTCGCGTCAATCGGGAACGCGGATGTGGGGTTAAAAGAGGCCGAGCGATTGACCTTACCAAAATTCAAAGCCATAATTTCTTCCTCCTCCTTAGATGGTTACGCTGTATTTGTTTGCGGTGTCATAGGGATTTGCAAAGTCCATCGTGTAGACCTTGTAAGCGATAGCGGTTGCGCCGTTTGCGCCCTCCACGGACACAGTGGTCTTGGTGAAAGAGGACACGATGTTGGACATGGAGTCGTTGTTGTCCTGGATCGAGGTCAGATCACGCAGGGTAGCGGGATATGCGATCACGACGCGGAGAGCACCGACGGGGATGGTGACGTCGAACTTGCCGCCATTGGCAAGAGCCTTACCGGAAGCTGTGAGGGTGCGGATGGATGCGGATGTGGAGCCTGTGGCCACGCCCTGGTCATCCGTCTTGGCATCGTAGGTACCGTAGAAGGAATTACGATAGCCCTTGATATAGCCGGAATATTTGGTCTCGGTAGTGCCGCCCTTGATCTGGCCTGCGGCGTATTCGGCACCCTTCATGGTTTCGGGAATAGCACCATCACCGTAGGTTGCGGATGCGCTCATTCTCATGTTGGTGTCGTCCGCTACGGTCAGCTCCGCAAACTCGCCGGATTTGGTCGTCAAGGTCTCGCCGTTGAACGATGCGCTGTACCCTGTTTCGGTTACGCCGGTAGCGGGACCGTAAGTGTACTTACCGGGGTCAAAATTGATGGTGTACGAAGGAGACACCTTCGTACCGACCTCGTAAGACTTGAACTCGCTGACGTCGGCAAGCGTGATCGAGGGAGCTGTAGTTTCGGGGTTGACGTCCTCCGAGAATGCGTCGGCAAAAAGTTCCTCCGCGTTCTTTCCCTTCGAGGGAACGGTGTCGCCGGGGGCGTATTTCCCGAACTGCTTTGTGATGATCAGGTCACTACTGAACGCATCATCATAGGGAAGCTCTCCCCACGGTGTGGTTCCGTCACCTGTTTTCGCTCTTACCTTGCCGGTCTCTGCGTCATGCTCGATACCGGTCTCGCCGGGTTCCAAGACATGATCGGGGTGGGCATCCCAGTTTGCCTTTGTGTCGTACTTATGCAAGAGTTTCACTTCGATAAAATCATCCATTTGCATTTCCTCCGTATATTCTTTTTATTTTTTGTATATCTCCCCCTGTCCCGGGAGAAATATTTTCGATTTTTTGCTCCAAGCCCATTACCTTTTCTTCGATTTCATCCGCATCGTTTTGGGTTAGGTATCCATCGTTTATTCCAGCATTTCTCAGAGCCTCCACCACCTTATCTGTGGTAGCTTTTCGGAAAACTTTTTTCGTTTCCCCGTCGATATGTTCGTTCTGTACCAAAAGCCAGTCCGCTGACTCATTTACCGAAGTGGCATTAGGCGTGTCGGTGATCTTTTTTGTTGCCATTCTGTAACTCCTTTCGTTCAACGCCAAGCGATGTAGCGGTAAGAATTCAAGGCTGAGTTGGTGAAAATCTGGTTGACGGCCGCATAATTTACATAAAAACCATTATTGGTTATCATTATCGCAGTATGATCGTTATTCCAATTAAACGAATAATCATGACTGCTGTTATATCCCGCAACGCCGAAGGATCCTATTGCAATGCCACCGAAAACACCACGAGAACCTTCACCAAACATATATTTCTCGTGGACCACAAGAACGGCCTTTGGCGTAAAATGTAATCCGATTTTCCTTTTTTGGGTTCCGTCTCCAGAATAAAAACCAAACCAGGGAACTGACAAATAAGTCATCAGGTTTGACGCGAGTACGCTGTATGACACACATCCTGTACCACCTCGTGCAACAGGTAGAATGCCCGAGGAAATATCGTCTGCTGAATGCATGTGATTTAATTCAGGCGCTTCCACGTGCTTGTATGTGGTAAAGTGTGGATTGTCATTGTTTGCAATGTGCCTCAAAGCCACTTTTGTCGCCGAGCAAATCTTGCTTAGGATTGTTCTTAACTCATCTCCGTTCGAAGGGTCGATAGTTTCGAGGTCTATGTTTTCGAGATCAGAGTAGTATCCTGTGTATTTCAAAGGTAAATATTCAATTGTCGGCTTTTGCTTGTCAGTAGTTACATTTGGCACATTTCCAAGCCCAACCTGCTCTGCATTCACTTTGTGCGGATTTCCGTTGTCTTCCTTATGCTGTCGGAATTCTGCACGCGAGACGGTTGCAATAGACTCCGATAAGATGGCCGTTACGTCCTCCGTTTTGCCCACGTAAACGAACACATTCTGCGTAGTTTCAAATGCGTAGTCGGTAACAGAGGGGATAACGGAAGCCTCATTCTCAGGCGTGTATCCGTATGCAAAGAGGATATGCTCGTCTTCATTGTCGGGGTTTACTGCCATAACTCCGAGCTCGGTAGCTCGAAATCTTGCAATAACATTCGCATTGCTTAGAATTCCGGTTAACTTGACGAACTCCGATCCATCTTCCCTATCAATCGCACTGATCGGTATAGTCTGCAATGGGTTCGACATTTCGTATGCTGAAGTTCCTGCATCGGTTCCGTTCCCGAGAACAAGAGATGAAAACCTCAAAGAAGGACCACCTTCAAGGCATTGCAGGATCATATCAACACCGATAGGTGTTACATTTAATTTCATTTGGGTTCCTCCTCATTGTATGCAAGCCAGTTTTCAAATTCATCCGTTATGATAGCACCGTCATCGTCCGATATATAAACAAGCGTGTTTATCGTAGGATTATTGCACATATATGTGCATTCGCTTGTCGCCTGCAAAGCAAGACCCATATAAACGGTTGTGTCATCGTTTTTGTGCATACGCCAAAACATTCCGACGCCTCCGGCCTTTACGAACGGAATATCGAAAGACTGTTCAAGATCATTGCTGGCTTCAAAATCAAAGACGATGGTAGCCGGGTATTGGCTATCTTCTGTGTATTTGAGTGCAGGACCATTCCAAAACATATTGACCGCTTTCATTACGTCGTATAATGAGCAGTCGCAATTGTTTTTCAGAATCTTGTAAATCAGCATCTTGCGATAATTCTCGTCATCGAGCGTGTCAATGGTCTCTCCACTTTTCGAAAGACCGGCAGCATCGTATCTCGTCAAACCGACAATATCGCCAATTCCATCAAGCTGTTTTCCTATTGCTCTGTCGAGAGTCAGTTCAGTTTGCAATGACAAAAAAACATCGAAAAGTTCCGCGAACTGCTTATCGAAAGCGTTCGCAAGAACTTCGATGTTTCTCTTGTTCTTGAACTGCTCCGGGAAATCCTTAACAAGCGGTTCAAGTACCATTGATTACCACCTCGATTCTATCCTTGGTGATAATGGCCTTCTGTCTTTTCGAAGGATAGATATACCTTGCTGTATAGTCTTCATCGGCAGGAGTGGCGTTCGAGTCGGTGCTTTGATATGCCGTAATGTCGATATAGGCAATACCGAAGCAATTCGTTCTCACATCGGTGATGAAATCCTGTGTTAGAACCGCGTCACCTGCGTCGAGTTCTGCGGCGGCACCGCAGATTGTATCCTTGATGATTTCATCTGCATTCGTAGGCATATGCTGAGTCGGATTCTTCTGCACCACAACCTTCAGCCATACATAAACGTGCTGCGGTCTATTGAATCTAACGGTTATGATATTGCCGAATGCGTCGGGAACATCTACGGCTACATCGCCGTAAGTGCCAATGCCTGCTGCTTTGTTCGTTAGTATCTGCTCGGCTATCTCGGAATCATCTCCTCCGTCAACAACGACCTCGATAGAATGAGCTGGGATACCGTCAGTATACTGTTGCTTGGCTTGGTCGTATTCCGCGATCACGGCTTTGATTTCATCGTTCCCTTCTGTCTCCTCGGCGAAGGCCCTGATCTTTTCGATGCAGGCCTCAGCCACTTGTGTTACATCGGTTGACGAGTCATTCTGATATGCAGACGCGCTCTGCACGTCATCCACGTTCTCCAAAATTGCCGCCACGATGGTTTCAAGCATCATAGACGATCGAGACGAAATCTTCTGCAAATACGACTGTCTAAACTCAACGTCTGTTTCTCTCAGCCTTCCGTATGATGGGGAGGGCAGATTGCTACAAGAGTTGAATCCAACTATCGTCGTGATGATTTGCGTGATAGAATTGGGCGGAAGAACGATTTTACCGTACTCTTCGCTGTGGAACAAAAACAGCGAAGATACCGTTTCAGTTGTCAGGTTTTCCGACAAATCAAGAACATTACTCCGTCTATCGCTGACACACGAGATTTGGAGTTGGTCACCGTCGGCATTGACCGACACCGTAAAATCGGTATCTGTAATAACTTTTGCAAGAGCCGATATTATATCAGAAGCGGCAGGGGATTCTCCTGTCTTGATGGAATACTCGACACCGTTTATCGAAACGGAATATCGGGTGTTTCCTGACACGGTAACAGCTTTCACGACTGCCTTATTAAAGGCGTTACGATTAATTTCGTAGTCCCTCATAGCCGTAAAGTAAATTTGGGGTGACGTATTGGAAGCAATTCTGGAATCCTTCGGGATAACCGTCCTATCCTTTCCGGTGCAAAGAATCGTATACACGGTTCTCCTGTCTCCCTCTCTTGTAATGCCTCCGAACTGCGCGGCATTATCAAGCGATACACCTTCCGCCGTACTCGGAGAGTGGGAGAAATAGATCTGCTCCGCTACTTCCCAAAGGAAAGCAAGTCTGTCTGATACGGTGGTGGCAATCACATTCACAAACGAATTCGGGTTGAGGGATACATCAAAGCCCCAGCCTTCTGTGAGGTCTGCCTGAACCTCCGTCATAATCTCGTCAAGACGTTTCTTGACGAAACCTTTAATGGTTACGCCTCTTTCAGACATCGAGCGTCAACCTCCCTTCTATTGCTTCTTCTCCTGCTATGACTCGGTAGGTTATGCTTAATACTCTCGTATAACGGTCGAGGTTGAGCACAAGACTTTCTATATCGTCCACCTCATCCACATCGTAGATAGCCTCCATTATCCTGTCTTCGAGCAGGAGCGTACTCGGATTTTTTATGAAGACCTCCTCGTAATACGGAATGCCTAACTCGGGTCCGAGTTTCCACTCATTTTGAAACCACCGCAGTCGGATTGCGATTGCTTGCTTCACGCTGTCAGTGAACTGAATATCTCCCGTATCCGAGAGATTCAGGTCTCCGTTGTCGTCGAGCAAAATATCTTTCATCGCTTATCCTCCTTTTGGTTAATTTGTATCTTCACTCACAAATTTTGTGGCACGAACTGTGCCTGAGATTTCGACATTTCCTTGTATTCTAACTCCGCTCTGCCCTATCTCAACCTTCATGTCCTTGTTTTTTACAATAACACATTTCTTGCTGACTGCCTCCTGCATATCCTTCGGAGACCCGTTGAAAAGTCCCGGAAGAGCTATGGCGTTTGAGAGGGCATATTTCAATTCGGAATACACTTCTCCTTCCTCTCTCCAAGTGTCGAGCGTCTGCTCGCTGATAATGAGCAAGCATCCGTCGCCTTTTTGGATAGGAAAGACAACGCCGATGTCTCCTTTTCCTGATTGTTGAAACATAACGGGTACGTCGGAGATCGGCGGATAGTCATAAACCTTTCCATTCGTGAGTACCATTTTTGCTTTCGGCAGAACAGTAGCCGTACAATCCGAAGGATCGAAACTTATGATTTCTGCCGGGAGTGCCGTGTGGACTTCGTTGAGCATAGACGTTACGAGATCCTCAACTGCTTTGACGAATTCTTGTAACATTATGCCCCCACCTCCACAAGCTGGGCTGTGCATTGCCAATCCCCCTCGGTGTTGTCGCCGTGTATTTCAAGTTTGTAAACTCTAAACATACCAGTTACTTCCTCAGACTCCAGCTTTACTAAGTCATTTACACTTATCGCGCCGTTCATAAGATACACGACCTCGTAACCAAAAAGGCTATCTTGCAAGATGCTTCCGGTATTATCACCAGCCGCAACCGCACTGTTGTATATCTTCTTAGGAACGCCTATAAGCCCTGTCTTTTTGCTGATGATCTGAGCCGTAGAAGAAATGCTTTCGTTCTTGCGTGATACCTGAAGCGTACCGTTTTGGATGCTCCAAACAAGCGTTGCGACCTTACAAGCAGAGTCCAGAACATTCTTTCCGCATCCGATGTAGGAAAAACCCTTTGCCAAGGTAACTTTCGATGCAATACCTTTTGCCTTTTTCGAGTAGATGACGGGCAAGCCCATAAGATTTGCGGTATCATCAATGAGCGTCTTGGCACTGATTCTTCCCGAATAGCAAACCGAAACATAGGTATCTCTTACCTGTGCGAAGCCATCGATGGCTTCAATCTCTGTGCAACGGTTCGGCCCGTCAAGCTGTGTTACGACGCTACTGACTGTACCACGGAAAATACACGGCCTTCTTTCTCCATAACCTGCGTTCAACTCCACGATGCAGTTCGTCATTGCGAGCGTGTTCAACTGTACCTTGTTCAGGTTCCATATGGAGATCTTCGCCGTGTTGAGCGTGTTTGAATCTGTCCTTTCGAGCGAAAACTGAATGTGTAACGCTTTGTAATGAGGCGGCTTTTCCTCGCCGATCTCAAAACCGACAAACCCTTCCGGTCCCGCTTTTAACCGGTATTGCCTTCCGAACTGACTACTCTGCATAAATCCTTACCTCCTCCGGCAATTCGCTCTTTGGGATAAATACGAATTTTGCAGCACCAGACGAGAAGGCATTTCTGCCTACTCGATCGAGTTCTGTGATGACTCCAAAAAAGCCATCAGGCATATCACTCGTTTGAAAATACCTGTTTAATGGAAAGGCAGGAACGATTTTGATTTCAGTGATGATGGGCGAGTCTTCGGACAAATAAAGTCCGAACGTCCAGTAATCTCCCGTACTGTTGTACGTCAGCCTTAAAAGATATGCTCTGCCATCAATGACAACTCTCGAAAAGCTGTCATTCATATCAGGCAAAGATATTGTAATCATTTGACCGTTCCTCCTTCTTTATTTGCTGAATAGGTTAAAAAGTATCGAACTCGCCTTCTTGATGAAGCTCTCGTCCTCATTCTTCTCGGTGCTTGCAGATCCTCCGCTATCTCCGGTGGTTCCGCTCATACCATACGATGACGGGATCGTAGTCGTCCTCGACCGCGTTAGTTCTACTTGCTTCAGTGTCATTGATATTTCAACAGCATTTAACATTTCTGGGTTTTCTGGAACCGTTAGACTTGTTATAGCCATATCCTTATATGACCTGCCGCCTGAAATGAATGTTTGTGGCTCTCCGCTCAACCATAGGTTTTCGAGCTGTTTTGTAACTCTACTTACTCTGTTGTGCGTATCGCCAAGTTGCCTCCGCCAAGTGACAGGCGTATTTGAGATGAATGCCGTTACACTCAGTTCGAGAGGTTTTCTCAGGATAGCGTCACTTACAGGGAAACCATCCTCTACAGGATATTCGGGAACCTCTGCGGTGAACGTCTTATCTCTATTGATAATCGCATCAAACTTGATGTCTCCAATTCGGGATGGTACTTTTGCTATCGGCAACTTAATCACCTCGCATACGCCAAAGCACGAGCCATTTCGCCCGTTGCGTCATTGGCAGATTTTCTCATTGCTGTTGCACCGTCCTTTTGTGCCTGAGCAGGACCACCAGTGAACTGATTCGTGATGCTCACGTTTTGCGTGATGGTGCGAGTATTGGATTGCTGTGTCAGCGTTCCCGCCGCCTGAATAGGCTGTGCAGCATAAGCAAATGTACCCAACGCATCAAGCATTGTATTCCTCATTTTGCTTATGGGAGAAACTATCTCGCCCTCGGTTTTGTTGTCACCAATGACTACTGGAACGGGGTTATTCGCTCCGATATATCCTCCTTCTGCGAGACCGAACCATCCTCCTACCGTATCTGCGACACCGCCAACGAAACTTCCTACTCCTTTTACGGCAGATCCAATGCCATCGGCTATACCGCCGACCACTCCGCTTACTCCGTCAACGATTCCTCCTACAACTCCGCCTACGCCATCGACTATACCGCCTACGGCGCCTGTGACACCATCGAGAGCACCTCCGAGAATATCACCTACGAAGCCCATAATGCCAGACAGAATATCGAACAAGGGTTTGAGCAACCCAGTAACCGTGGAAATCGCATCAGCAAACACTCCACCAAAGATGTCCGCTATTGTCGTAAGCACATTGATAATGGGCTTCAATACCGAACCGAGAAGGTTCGTGAGTATCTCAACGAACGGCGAGATGATGCCGAATACCGTTTTCAATATTCCTATAAGCGGTTTAAGTATTGCTGAAATAAGAGTAAACAGCGGTTCGAGTATTGCAGTTATAACCTCGAATAGAGGTTGAAGAACCGACACAACCAATTCGAGGAGCGGCGCTATTAGCGATGTAACGAGGCCGAGAATAGGTTTGATAATGTCTGTAATCATCTGCAACAGCGGACCGATCAGTGACAAAATCAGATCAAGAATCGGCATAAGTAAGTCGATCACTTGCTCCAAGAGGGGGACAGCTAAGCAGATTAGGTCGATCAGCACGGGAAGAATCGTATCTACTATCTCTGTGATGACGGGAACTATCGCTTGGATAAATTCAAGTATCAGGGGCAATGTAGACGATATGAGCTTCGAGAGAATCGGCATCAGTCCATCTAACAGTTTCGTGATGGCTGGCAAAATCTTCGAAATTATTTGCGTGATAACAGGGATTATCTGCTGAATCAGGATTATGAGCGGAGGCAAAATATCTTTGATTATCTGGACAACAAACGGTAAGATCTGCTTTATGAGGTCCGTCAAAACCGGTAAAATGCTTCCGATGATTTCAGAAATCAAAGGCAAAATCTGTTTCAACAAATCTGCTATGGCAGGTAAAATCGCATCAATTATCTCGATGAAAATTGGTACAAGTTCTCCGATGAGGTCTATGAGAACTGGCAAAATGTCCTCGACTATATCGAGAACGAGGTTGATGATGTCGGAGACAAAATCAACAAGCACGGGGAGGACGTCGCTTATAAACTTTTCTATAATCGGCGTCAGCTTGTTCAGCAAATCGGTAATTATCGGCAAGATCTGGTTGACGAGTTTCGTGAACAGGTCTATCACTCTTGTCAATATCTGCGTTACCGCAGGAAGAACCGTCTTTGCTATGTTGGCGAAGATCCTCGCCACCGCGCTGAGCAAATCGCACAGCGGCGGCAATATCTGTGTGATAATGTTTATCAGCAAATATATAAGCTGCTGGAGGGCTGGCTTAATTGCCTCCCAAGCCTCCGCGAAAGCCCCCTTGATCTCGTTCCACGCTTCGAGCAAGCTCTCCTTACATTGTTCGAGTACGCCGATGAGCTGTTGTCGAGCTTCTTCTGCGTTCACGCCTATTGATTCGAAGAACTGTGCCGTAACGCTGTCACTCCCTTTCAGGAAGTGAATGAAATCTTCTGCGGCAAGAAGGACAGCCAGTATCGCCGCAACAATCAAGATCGTTTTCAGGTTGATACCGGCAAGCAAAACGCCTACCTTTTGCAAGAAGCCTACGATAGCTTCTGTTTTGAGGGCAGCGAAAATACCTCCTGCCGAGAGGGCTATTAACTTGATGATGTTGTTCGCACCTCCGAGTCTCTTGCTCAACCTATCCACCCAAGCAACGACCTTTTTGATTAAGGTCATTACCACATCAAAACTGCGAACCATAATCTTTGCTATGTTCTGCGTTATCTGATAGGTTTCATTGAGCTGAACAAGCTGTAGCCCGAAGTTATTACGGATATATTGCAACGCATCCGTGATGGTGAATGCGAGCTGTCCGTAATCTTTTTCGATGGCTGCGGCGTTCGAGCTGAAGGCTGTGTACAACTGGTTAGCAGTAATAGCTCCGGCTGTTCCAAGAGCTTTTACCTGCTGCTCCGTGATCCCAAGAGTCTGGGAAAGGTAGGTTACCACCTTTGGGCAGGATTTCATCATTGTCTGGAAGTTACCAGCACTGACCTTTCCTGTCGTAAAGGCATTTTGGATTGCGCTGTTGAGGGAATTTATTTCTGACTCGTTAGCACCTGCGGACTTAAATGCTTTGTTGGTAAGTTCTGCAAAAGCAGCGGTATCCTCGACTGTTTTGAACAGCTTGTGATGAGTGTTCATCAGGTCCGTGACCGTGCCAGCCATAGCAGCGTAGGTCTGCTTCGTAGCATTAGCGGCTTCGAGCACTTCGTGTTGGAATTTCTCTTGGTCGCCTATGTTTTTCGTTGCATACTTGATCTGCTGATTGACTTCTTGAAACTCTTCAACTATCGCATTCAGTTGAGTGAGAGAAATACCGATACCGATGGCTCCGAGAGCCTTTGCAGCAAAACTTTTAAGAGAATCTACGCTTTGTTGTGCTTTCTTCTCAGATGCTTCATCCACCTGATACCCGAAAGCAATAGCGATGTCTCTTATCGTCATCGGCTACTCACCTCGCTTTTCAATTCTTCCGCTTGAAGCCTCTCAATATCCACGTCTCTCTTGTACAAAGCAAACAATTTCAGTGCCTCGTCAAGCGTGTACCACGCTTCGAGTTCGTATTTCGATGCGAGCTGTGCTTTAATCAACGTGTACATTCGAAGTTCAAGCTCCGAGAAAGCGGTTAGATCGAGACTGCCGTATCGGTCGGTGCCGCCTTCTTCATCAGGGGGGCAACTTTCTCGGTTACAGAGCCAGATAGGTTTCCGAGCTTCTCGAAAAAACCGCCGAAGTTCGTGCGGATTACTTCGAACGCCAACTGGTAGATACCCAAAATATCACAACAGAAAATTTCGTTGACGAGATCCTCGGTAAGATAGGCCGTGTTTCCTTCCTCGGTTTCGAAAGTGATATTCTTGCTCTGCGTGAGAAGTTTCTTCAGGAGAGTTTCCACCTTGTCGCCCGAAAGAGAGTCGAAAGCCCCCGACAAAGCAGGGGCGAGTTCGCTCAAATCACGATCAAGGGGATTTTCTCCTTCCCCACCCGACGGAAGAGCCGTGATGGCGGTCAAGAGAGGAACTGCGATCTGTGCGAGTTCTCCACTCAGGTTAGCCGCCTTAAATGCCGGGAACGGGAAAATGTGAAACTGATGTCCTGATACGATAACATCTTTCGGGTCAAACTGTTTCATAGTAAAAATCCTCCTATTTTTACGTTACAAAATTTCGATTAATTGTCCTCAAACTCGGCTTCACCGGTTTCGATGGACCATTCAAGGTTGTTGGTATCCTTGCCTCTTACGAACGAGGGCTGCTTCTGAACCCAAGCGTCGTCTGCGGAGAATACCTGACCGCCCTTCAAGTCCTTGATGAGTACGGGGAACATACCGTCGCCCGTAGCCTTGTCAGCCTTGTACTTGGAGCGGAGCCATTTGCTCGTAGCAGAGGTCTGCAAGAGCGAGATCTTGATTGTGTACTGCTTGTTAGGGTCAATCGCTCTTGCGATCTCGCCATCACAGCCAGTCTTCGAGAGAACGCCCTCGCCCTTCTCTTCGATGGTTACGAAAGAATCATCGGCGAGACCGGTTGCGGCGTGAGTACCGAAGGCGATAACGACCTGTCGGCTGTTATAAGTTTTTACTTTTGCTGCCATTGTTCACACCTCCGTTAAGATACGAGAGAGCCAGTCACTTCGACGAGATGGATTGCTCCAGCAAGTCTTGCGGTGAACTTGCATCCCTTCAGAGTTCTTGCAGCCTTGTCTGCATCGCTCACGCTTGCGGCGCTGGGAACAGAGGTGGTGAAACCGAGGATCTCGTTGCCGTCCTCGTCGTACTCGGTATCTGCGATACCGCCCTGCTTCTGACCCTTTTTAAGCGAAGCAATCATCTGGTTTTGAATGAGAGTGATACCTGCGGAAGTGAACGGAACCTTGGGGTTCGTGATGAACAGGTTGTAGATTCCCTTCTGCATATCATTCTGGAGCCAGTCGCGGAAACGGATAACGTCGATCCACTCGCCCGAAACGGTCTTGCCGTCGAGAGTGATGTTCTTGCCGGCGCAATGAACATAGTAGTTGATATTCTTTTCCTTCATTGCCTCGATCTCCGTGGCACTGAAGGGCTCAGGCTCGATACCAACAAGGGTCTTATAAGCCCAAGTCTCGGAGCCGGGAGTGTAAGCCATACCAACAGCGAGCATAGCGATGTGGGTATAGGCGTTGTTCGGGAAGGTTTCAAGAACCTTCGTGCCGAAGCCAAAGGTACGAGCATAAGACGCTCCGATGGCATCTGCGGTATGAGCCTTCGTGTAGGCAAACAACTTTGTGTTTGCATCAGCCCAAGCTGCAATTTCCGCATAGTTGGACTCATCCACACCGCAGGGCGCGATAGCGTACCAACCGGCAGTTTCAAGTGCTCTGTCGAGCGTAACGTCGATTTTTTCAAAAGAGCCCTCGGGCTTCTGCTGAACAGCGATGTAAAGCTCGGTTGCACCATTCGCAAAGGCAATGGAAGCTCCTTTGTAAATAGGGTCATCTGCTCCCCAGCCTGCCGATTTTACCTCTGCGAGTTCGGTATAGATACCGACAGCAGGAGGTGCGGTTTCGGGGGCAACGGCGGGAGCAGGACCGACGAGAAGCATATTATCGAAGCTCTCTGCGTCGGCTACTGCCGTACTTACGGAGATCTGCACCTTTACGAGATTGTCGAGTAAACTCATAGGTTAATCCTCCTCTGTTTCGATGTTGATGCCTTCAGGATCGACATCCATAATTTGATTCTTTGCGAGCTTCTCTGTGCCGCCTCTGCTTGCAGTAGGCTTCCAGTTGGCTCTGCTGATACCCGCATAGCCGTTCGATTCGTCCATAAAGGTAACTACGAACTCCTGCATGGCGCGGTATTCGTAGTTCGAATCTCTGACTGCGGTGGTATCCTTGACATCTCCTTCAGGACGAACGCAGATGTCATAACGCTCGTAAAAATCGTCGGCATACGGGGAAATCATATAGTTTACGAAATCAGCCATATCTTCCATAGCGGTGTTTACGAAGTAGATGTCGCCATCTTCGTCCTTGCATTGCTCACCGTGGGTAAAGAGTTCCACTTTAAGAGGCACTGTGGTCGGAATATAGCTTCTTACCGCCTCGTTTGTGGTTTCGGTGATAAAGTGTTGGGGCCTCTTCATAGAGCCCATTTTGAGGCTTAAAAATGGGTTTTGCGGCTTTGTACCGAGAGTGAGCTCGCCCCATTCTACTGTCGCTCCGGCAAAGTAGTCTTGGATAAAATCAAACAAGACATCGCGAAGTTCCGTGAATTTCATTCGGATTCACCATCTTCCTTTCCGCTCTCAACTGGTTCGGAAGGCGGCTGAATATCCGATTCTGCAACAGCCTCGGATACAAGCGTGAATTCTGTCTCATAATGAGCGAGCGGTGTATGCTCCCAATACTGACTCGATTCGCACTGATACCAAGCACCTTGGTAGAAAAGGCGGTCTGCCTGAATGCCTGCCTTGACATCTTCTGTTCTAACAGGAAAAGTACCAAACGCCTTGATGCGCTTTGGGACTCTCTTACCTTCGGCAGTAACCTCTGTCTGTGCATTAACAGGCTGGACGTTGAGATGCACGGTCGTGTCCGTGTAGCTTCTCATCGTATAGCCTCTCTTGCGTTTCTGCGGATTGTATCTACGCAGAGTGTACTTCAGTTTCCAAATATTCATTTGTCGCTACCTCCTTTCTGCGTGATTGCGAAATTTACCGATTGCCTCATTACGCCGGTGTCGATAAGCGGGTGGTCTGACCCTTTCTTCTTGATCGTGCTCGGGGCGTTTGGCTCGAAATCACCAGACTGGATTTTCTCCTGAATCAAGCCCTTTTGGAAAACTCCGATCGCTTTCAAGATTCCCTCTGCGGTCGTTTTGCCCTGTGCCAACAGAACGAGTTGCTGTTTCAGGAAAGCGTTAATCTTGTCGGCGTTCTCGTCAACGCTTTTTGCCATAAACGGTCGAGAGGGAGATGTCGATGTACCAAGTTCGTTAAACATTGCAATGTCAAGAAGATCTACGCCTTCATCGTTCACGACATTGCCCTGTTGGTATCCGACTCTTACCTGAAGTTTCTTTAGTTTTTCAATCTCCTTGAAAAACTTTTCTCCATCAGGTGTCAGTTTGTCTTTTGCTTTTGCCGCCATCTGCGCTCTCCGGCTATCCTATCCTGATGGGTATGACTTTCTGGCGGCGCAGAGTGAGATACTGCAAACCGTAAACGGTGAGAGCATACTCTGCGTCAACCTGAATGTTGTTCCCTTGGGAAACGGAAAATCCTATCGAAGTGCTGCCCTCCGAGTACGAACTAACACGGAGCGAATCATCGACCGTACCGACCGAAGAATCGCCATAGCCTGCCATCTTGAGTCTGTGAGCGGCGAGAAGAGCGATAGCCTGCTCATAGGACTTGCCGAACACCTTCTTGCTTACAAGAGGAGTTACAAGCTCAATCCATTTGATAGCGTCATCGTCCTTCAAATCCGAAAACTCGGAGCCGACCATACGGAATACTTCAAGTGCGGTCATAAGGATTCCTCCTTATTCAGCGGTCTTGGAAGCCTTCTTGGCAGGTGCTTTCTTCTCGGCAGGAGCCTCTTCGGTCTCCTCGGTTACCGCAGGAGCGGTTTCAGCCGCAGCATTGGCGGCTACCTTCTCGATCTTGATGAAACCCTTCTTTTCGAACGCCTTCATAGCAGGAAGACCCGCGATGGAATCGGCAACTTCGATAACGTCATCGGGCATAAGAAGCGTCTTGCCTACGCCGATGATCTTGGAACCTACGTTTGTGATCTTTGTCATTTTCTTTTACCTCCAATAAAAATTCGCCGTAGCGTTTAGTTGACAAAGTGATACGGAGGGGTTGCCGATTGGCAAACCCTCCGCATAAAAAAACTCTCTTATACGCCGACTGCGATGAGGGCGGAGAGAGGATAGTACATAATCACGCCTGCGGTACGAGCCTCGCAAGGAATGATGGTCTCCAGCTTCTCGACCTGAAGAGGATACTGGAAGAAGGGCATCGGGATTTCAAGAGACATCTTTCTATTGTCGTTCTTGAAGAGGAACGCAACACCCTGACCATCCTCTGCTGCTGCATAGGGGTTGGTGTCAACGGAGTCAGAGTCGAGCTCGGCAGCCGATACGATCTCCTTGATGTAAGGAGCGTTCTTCTTGATGAAAGAGAGAACGGTGTCGGAAGTGTGGTCGATACGACGGTTAGCGAGGTCCATAAAGACGTCGGAGGGGAGGCAGAGAGTATCGGGTCTCTCTACGTTCTTCGTAGCCTTTGCAACCTGCTTCTGCATTGCAGTAACATCTGCAAGGATCTCGTCAGCGGTCTTTTCAGCCCACTTGATACCGCCGGAAGCACCTTCGGTAACGGTGAACAGAGGAATGTTCTGACCCTCGGAAAGAACACCCATAAGGCCGGACTTCTTATCGCCAGCCCAAGCGATCTTGTTGTTGAGGTTCTCGATGGTGAAACGAGCCGCCTCTGCCTTACGGGAGTCGAGGGACTTGCCTGCCATACGAGATGCTCTCATCTCCTGTGCGGAGTATCCGTAGCTTGCGCCAAGAGACTTAACCTTGGCGATGTTGGGCGTACCATCTACATCTGCACGAGGAAGGTCGGTCGAGTAGTTGTCGATGACCTTTGCAAGACCGGTCTTGTCATAGGTGTAGAAAGTAACGGTTTCTGCGCCTGCATCAACCTCGTTAGAGGTGGGGAAAAGGTTCAGCGCAGTAAATTCGGGATATTCGACGTCATAGGACTGAGCCTTGACGAAATCGAGTTCACGCGCAAAGAAAGCGGAAGCATCCTCTGCGCTGTCGAAATGCACGTTTTCGGAAACGAGGATCGCTGCGGGGATGGAGGAGCCGAGAAGGGTTCTCATCTCAGCCGAATCGTAGTTAGTGTGCTTGTTCTTGTTCATTGCTTATACCTCCTTGATTAAGCCTGAGCCTGATTGTAAAGCTCGATGGGAGCGACAGCGGCGGTGGTATCAACGCCACCTACGAACTTCGCCTTGACTGCCACGTTGCCGTCAGCGGCGTTGGTGAAGCAACCTGCGTTATCTCCGGAAGTGATGAGGTAAACCGCATCACCGAAAGCGGGCTCTACGTCAGCCACAAGACGAACGAGAACACGACCGTATCGCATGACGCCGAGAGCCGCGCCGTTCTTGATGTGAATGCCACCTTCGAGATCACGCTCGGTGGTTCTGTTGTTTACAACAACACCGAGGAAATCGGTAGCCTTTGCGCCTTCTGCGGGGAGTTTAGCATTGGTGCCGGGAACGGAGCCGACAACGACACCTACGCCGTGCTTCATAACGCCAGTCTTTTCCTCGTTGAGGAAGGTGTTGATTTCATAGGGTGCGAGGTCGAGGATGCCGCCTGCACCACCCTTGGGAGTGGAAAAACCATATCTCGTCTGTGCCATATTACTTGACCTCCTGTCTGTTGTTTCTGCGCTCGATCATACGCTGACGAGCACTCATTGCGGAATTGGAGTCCGCGTCGGTTTCACCCTCGGATCGAGAGTCTTTGTTGAACATCTGCTTTCTCTGGAAAAAAGTGTCCTTCTTGGTGGAAGCGTTGACCTCCTGAACAGCCATATCGAACATAGCATCGATATAGGTCTCACTCTTGCCGTCGAAACGAGCAGAGGGACGAACTGCGAGAATGATTGCCTTCTTTGCATCGGGAATGCCCATCATCTCTACACCGTCAAGGTTGAGAGTTCTGCCGAGCATACCGAGCTGAATGCGCTGACGAACGATGGCGTCAACAGCGTCGGCGTTCATCTGCGATGTGGCCTTGGGAGCCTCGAAAGTGGGGATAGGAGCATCAACACCGTCTGCGTTTTCCTCTGCCTTCTCCTCGCCTTCTTCTGCACCGTCGGTATTCTCCTCGCATTTGCCGTCGGTAGCGATGGCACCCTCAGTACCGCAGTCCTTACCGAAATCTCTCTCGGCGAGAAGGGTGTCGATAATGTCGTAAAGAACGCCCATATCATCATCCTTCCTTGCGATGACCTCGTTAGCCTTCTCTACGGTCTCGGGAGCCTCGTCCTCGGCAGCGTTGCGGTCCTTGATGAGCTGGACCTTCTCTTCGATAGTTGCGGGGTCGGCAGGTACTTCGCCCTCGCTATCTACTGCTGCGGACTGAGCCGCGTCGTCAGGCACAGCCTGCTTCGTAGCGTCGTCCTCGTCGGCTGCCGCACTTGCCGCACGACGAGCCATATACTCTTCGATAGCCACAGCAAGCTCCTCTTGGCTGAGCAGACCGTCGGCGCGACGAGTATCTTTGGTTTTCTTACTCATAGCTTTTCCTCCTTTAAGGATAGTGTTGGAGTCACGGCTGTCGATATTCAGTCGTGCTTGATCGCCGGCTCTCGCCTCTCTGACGAGTGCCAAATGGTTGATCCGGATGTTTCGCTGAATAGCGTCGTAGTGTTCACCGTTCCACTCTCCTGCGGTCTCCTCCAAGTCGAGATCGTAACCGAGTGAAAGCTGTTTGAGTCTGCTCCGCTTCATCGCATCTGTCTGGTGGATAACGATTTCTGCGCGAACGTCCTCGCCACTACGATAACCTTCCGACAAGATCGTGCCTATCTGGTGCTCGCCAACATTTTCTTTGGTAACGATACCTGCATCGTGTGTGATGATGATAGGCTTTCCTTTGTAGGATGCAAGGCTTTCTTCTGCGAAAACATCCTCGGGAAGCCGAAGCTCCCGCCTGATGCTTCCATCAGGATTTTTATACTCAAAGATGCCGCAACTCGTGAGAATCGGTCGATCTTTCAAGTATCCTTCTTCTGTGTAATACGTCTGCTCAATCGGTAGATTGTCAAGACGGATTACTTTGGTGAGTGTAGGGGGCATATTCTGTCCGCCTCCTTTCGAAAAAATCAAGGCATAAAAATAAGGCGTATGCCTTACGCCTCTGTCTCCTCTTCAGGAGGAGCAACCTCTGATTTTGTCGCTGTCAGCTCGCCTTCCATAAATGCGCTGTCGTCCGCATTCGCAGTCTTCTCTTCTACGCTCTCGGCAATCAGGCCTGTGAGCATAAGCAAAGATCTCTGCATCTGTTCAAGGCATTCAAGCCTCTGTTCTCCGAGTTCCTCTACGAGATCATCATTACCGACATTTTCTACCGACTCCAAATCCATCGTGAGCTCGTCGATGCGTTCGCACTGACGTTTCATTTGGCGGCTGAGGCAGCAAATGGTCATAGCATTTTTCATTGGTTTATTTCCTTTCTGATTTCTATGTGCCGGGAGGTCCTGTCTCCATCATAGGAGAATCACGGCTCTTTCCATTAACAAATTTCATTTCAGTTTCGACTTTCCGTACTTGTCAACCTCACAAGCAAGCTCCCAACCGCGATATGGGTCTCTCTCGACTATTTCAAGGGAGCACTTCTTATCGGTTCTCAAACAAGCCTTGTTCTTTCTCAAACAGATGCAGGCTGTTCTGCCTTCGCTGTCGTACCTGATAAAAACCTTGATGAGTTCTTTCACCGCAACGTGCTACCTCCTTTCTCCATTTCGCGTGGGTTACTTTACTTCAATGGCTATAGGCAAATCAATGGTGTCAAAATCGAACACGGGAATCGCTACACATCTGCAAGCGTAATCCTCTCCGGGATGACACTTTCTCCCTGTGTAAACCTTTCCCTTGGTCTTGCTCATATACCACATTTCAGGCGGATCGTCCCAACTAAAAGTGTGACCGCCAAGAGCCTTGTGGCAATCTCGAACACGGCTGTCGTGCGAATCCGACCAAATGTACTTGGTGCAACCCGCGTCCATCTGTTGCATACGGGTTATCTGCGAATTCAGGGTCGAAATTTGATCTCTTGCAAGAGCGGTTGCCTTGTTCTTTGATACGCCGTATTCGTGCTGAATGGCAGCGGTGATGTCGCGTATCGTTTTGCCGTTCAGGTATCCTTCACGGATGACATCGCGCATCGTATCGAGCGTTTCTGATGGAATGGTCTTGATCTTCAGGACGTTTTCATCAATCCATCGCCTCAACGATTCATCGTACTGACCTCCGCTGTAATAGTCATCGAGCAGGTCAACCCCAAGGGTGTTGTGAATCACTCGCTTCCATTCCTTAATGGAGGAGTTCTTCGTCATATTCGCCGTCTTTTCGATGAGCTTATCAAGACCATACTGCGAGGCTTTCTGCTCCAATTCCTCCGCGATCTTGCGGAACTCGCGACGGATTTCTCCATCGAGATCCTGCGCGTCATCGAATCTGGAGTCTCCTCTCCGCTCTTTCTTATAAGCCGCCATCATAGACGGGAGATGCTCTTTCAAAATCGAATAGAGCAAGCGATTGTACCCTCTCGCAATCCTTTGCAGTTCCCTTTCGGCTGAATCGGGGTAGCGTGGGATAGCCCTCGCTTTAAGAGGCTTGGAGCCGCGAAATTTCTTCTTGACCGCCTCTTGAACCATTTGTTGGTGTTGTTTATTGTTCAAGCCTTGCCACTCCTTCCCGAGCTTTTTGCAGGGTTTCCGAGGGTTAAATAATCCAGTTCATTCCCTGCTCTTTGAGGATTTCTTCGAAGTCCTCGACATCGTGGGGAACGATTCTAAATTTGCCATCTTCAACGCCAACGTGGTCGAGCTCGTGGCGCATCAGCGTTTCCATCTTCTCCTCGCTGAGCATCGCACAGCTCGGTTTGTAAAACGTGATGAGGAAATCATACTGGGCGATAGCCTTCAACTTATCGGACACCTTCGTGGTATCCGCATAGACGGTTCTGCCTCCGCTCTTCTTTTCCTTGTCGGCGTACTGATAGGCGATGCGGCAACCGCTGTCGGTGATGGGCTTGAATCTGCCGTACTTGGCGATCACCTTGTCGGCGAGTGCCTTCAGCTCGGTGCTGATCTCAAACATAGTCGCTCTCCTTGGGCTCGCTCTTCTTCCATTTCAAAAATCGAATGAAGAAAAGGCGAGAGGGACGACTTCGTTCCCATACTATGTGGTCGTGAGCGAATTTCGCTCTGGCTTCTGCACGTGCTTCTGCGCGTAAGCGTTTTGCTTTCTTCTGATTCATATCGTTTCCTCCTATATTACAGCATCAAAAAAGCAGAGCACCCGTTAAGGTGTTCTGCTCATTCGATATTCTGTTATGTTTTTATTCTTCGACTACCTCGAACTCCTCGGCGGGATAAAGGTACGATTCACCTGTTTCATCCACGACTGCGAACAGTGTTCCGTCCGCCTTGGTGGCGATCACATCGTAAACTTTTCCGTTGCGGAGACAGAGCTCATCGTCTTCTCCGATCCATCTCGCTTTCATCAACTATCGCCTTCCTCCCTGTACTTGACCTTGAACTTGATTTGACCAACATCGTCGTGTTCAAACCAATGTATTTCGGCTCCGTCCATCTCTTCCCCGTTGGGACAGATGATAGGAGCAAAACCACACTTGTGCGACCAGTCTTTTGCTTCACCGCCGAACTGCTGTGCAAGAAGCCCTGAAACCACAAGGTTTTCCGTCGAGCCCTTGCCCGCGAACGAGTAAATGCCTTCAATCTTGTTGCCTTGCTTTATCGTGGCTGTTGCTTTGCCTTTCTTGCCGTATTTCAAAGACAGGTCCGAGGAAATCTCCATTGATGTTCCCGAGGTCTTGAACTTTGTTGCTTCGCTTGCCGCGCCTTCAGGTGCAGAGCCTCCAACCTGACCTTTGACCCCTTTATGACCGTGATTCCCACTTCCGGGGCCACCATCATCGTTGTCTCCTGTGATTTCCTTTGACTTTATTATACCCGTGGGTGCGGATTTGTCAATAGGGTTTTCGGAAATAATCGGATTTGTTGACTGGTTTTTTTCGTCAAGTAGCTCATCGTCGTCCTTGACGCGAGGAACGAGCATCTCTATGCCGTCCGCTTCCACCCATTCCACATCGGGTTCGTCATCTTCGGTGCTCTCATCTTCGTTAAAAGCCCCGAGCATTACTTCGAGACCGTCGATGAAGGGCGGGAACAGAGCCGCTTTCATTTGCATAATCTCGTCGAGGCTGAGGAACTGCGGACTTCTCATCTCGCCGTCTCTTGTCTCGATTTCTCCCTCGTATGCGGTACAGAGGAAAACGTGGGGCGTGATACCCGTTTCAGGTTCGGCGGGACCGAGACCGATCTCGATGAGCTCCGTGGGCGTGATGCCGAACTCTTCTTGTGATTCCCTGATGGCAGCCTGCTCGGGAGTTTCTCCCTCCTCGATATGACCGCCGGGACCGCACAGAAGACCGCTTCCCGTATCGTTTGCTCTGATACCACACAAGATTTTGCCGTTGTGAGCCACAATTACGCCCACACCGCCTCTTTTGTCGGTCGGGTGTGTATTTGTATCATCGGCATTTTGCTCTTGCTCCCGGGCTTTTTGCAGGATGTCCTCACCATTCATTTCGTGGGGTTGCTTCGTTGCCGCAGGTGCCGCATCGGGAGAATTGCCTCCCATAGACTCTGCTAAAGCCTGTTCTTCTGCGAGAGCCTGCTCCTCGATTGCCGCAAACAGTTCGTCCTCTTCAAGACCGTCGAGGATCTGCTCCACGTTGTACTCTCCGTCTTCGGCAAGTTTGCCTCTGACTTCGGTAGGATCAATCGCGCCCATATCGACGTAGATCTTGGCGGTATTCGCTCTTGCCTGCTGAATATTGACGCGCTTCTGTTCGAGGTCCGCCTCCTCGTTCTCGCTCATCGTTTTGAGCTGATTGAACTTGATCTTGATGGTCGGTACTTCCTGAAGCTCGCCTGTGTAAACGCCAGCCTGAGCGACGATGGAGAACAGGTAGCGCAGGTTAGCCTTGACCTGAATACGTTGGATTCTCTCAACGAAATCGTACCAAGTCTGCATACTGGTTTCGTCCTCGTTTGCGAATCCGCCCGCTCCTGAACCGAACAGGATCTTCTGCGGTATAGAGGTCAGTGCGGAGAGATACGCACAACTCTGGCTGATGATGTCCGCGACACCATTGAACTGGAACTGCTTGAAATCGTAATCTTCGCCTTCGCTGTCGATCGTGATACTGTTGAGAAGCCCTCTCGCCATATCAATGACCTGAAGCCTCTTGACAACTGCATCCTCACCGTCTGCCGTCGCAAGAACTTCGGAGAGGTTCTTCATCTTGTAAACCGCCTGTATGGATCGGTCGAGCATTTTTGGTCCGCTACCATAGGCGAGCTCGGTATCGCGAATCGCTCTCCTCAATCTGACGTATTCGGGCATACCCCAGAACTGATACACGGAGTTCGTGCATTTCTCGGGGAGCTTGCCGTTCTGGAAGATGAGGCATCTGCTTTCGTGTACCGTGAAATTGCCGTATCTGCTGAAAACGTAATACCGCTCGGGCATACCCATCCGGCTTCCTCTCGTGCGGAAGGGGTCTTCTGGAGAATACGAGAACATATTGCTGTAATCAGGCTGAACCAACGAACGGTCGTAGATGCGGATGTCGTCGATAGACTGAATGTTTTTCCAGTCGAGCGGTTCCTCGATCCCTCTGCCGTCGTTGATGAGCATAACAGCAATACAGCCGCCAAAAAGGCGGCTCCATTTCAAGCACGTTGCAACCGTTTCGTCGATGTCGAGTTCCTCGCCTGCTTCCCTGAAGAAGTTCTTGACCTCCTCATCATCCAAGCCCTCAAACTCGAATCCGTGCTTGATTGCCTCCTCTGCGGGGGCATCAATGATTTTCGAGAACAAGCCGTTGCCTTCATAGAACATCGACAATACATCGTCGCCGATCATAGGCTCAGGCTCGAAGTGGTAGTGCTCGCTCGTGTCTTTCGATGTTCCGTACTTGTTCAGCATATTTACATAGCCGTCCGCACGGTATGAGCGAACAGCCTTACCGGTCTGCTTTTGGATAATGTTCGCGTAATGTTGGATGCGTTCCAACTGCGACATTCCCTTTTCGCTACTATCCATTTGCTTCCTCTCTTTCCGGTATCATATCATACCAAGTTTCTGACATCGAATGTATTGTTGACCTCCAACTCCGCAAAGCCGTTTGCGGAGGCGTCAACCATATCTTTGAATTTGCCGTCGGGGAAATTCTCCAACTGATGCAAATACTCCTCGTTCCAAGGACCGTACACAATGTCGAAGTTTCCTACCTGCCATTGTGCCGCCATTGGCTCGGCTCTTGATTCCTTGCTTCCCGTCTCGGCTACCGCTGTTACGTTGAAGCCTGCAAGAAACTTGATGTAGGACTCCGCCTGTTCCTTACCAGCCTGACCGGGATCCTTCGGGAGCCTGATTCTCACGCGCTGATACTGCGCTCTGTCAGCCTGAGCGGTGAGCTTTATGGTTTGGCGAACATCCGCTGCGGACATCTGCCTGTTGATAACATCGGCGATAACATACCGTCCGTTCTTTCTCTTTCCGATGAGAACGCCTGCCGTGTATGCAGGATCGCCCGATGTGGTATCCTTTTCTGTGGCAGCCAAGTCCCAACACCGTACCCATTTTACTACGTCGAGAGGAACGGATTCGAGTATGTCTCCGAGCTGTGTCCGTTTGAAATACAGACCAGCCGCCGCCTTGATCTTCCAGTTACCGTGGAGCAGTCGCTCGCGCTCGATAACCGAGAGGGCTTTCAAGTTCGCAAGGTACTGAGGGTTGACCTTCAAGAGCTCCTTGTTATCCTGAAGCCTCGACATTATAAAAGTAACCGAGCGTGGCTCGGCTTTCTCTTCTTCTGTCGTCAGGTTGAACTTCGCCCACAGCTCCTCCTTTGTGTTCGCCCAGTGCAAGATCTCATCTCGCCTGATGAACCATCGGATTTTGCCGCTTCGTTCGGGGATAGGATATCCGGTGTCTTGGTCTATCCACCATTCAATGAACTTTGCTACCCAACTATCTGCATCGGGGTTACAGGTTGCTCGAACAAACGGAGCAACACCGCACGATGAACGGTTACGGGACAGCATATAAAAAAACGCCTTCTCCGAGAAGTGTGTCAACTCGTCAAAGCCGATTTCGCAGATCTGTGAGCCTTGCCATTTTGCAAGGTCTTCGTCTCGCTCGATGTGAGCAAATTTTACGGTCGATATGATTCTGCCTTTCTTGTCGCAGAACTTCCATCTACCGAGGGACATTTGAGGCGAAGCGCCCCTGATACCCTGATATATTTTCATTGATTCGTCCCAAAGACCGCCCTGTGCGAATATCTGGTTGTAATTCCTACGGAATATCGTACAACCAAAACCACGGACGTTTTTGTAACGCAAAGCAGAGAGCAGGAGACCGTATGACTTACCACCACCCGCCGCACCTCCGTAAACACAGATTTGAGCAGGCGTAGCCATAAACTCCGTCTGTGGTCCTTCCTGCGGTTTCAGGATTCGTGGCATTACATCACCGCCTATTCTTCACCGTCAGAAGCGTCGGTATTTTCCGCAGTCTGTTCGGGAGCCTCTTGGCAACTCTCCTCGGTCGCGATCTGAGGCATATAGATCATAACGTCCTCGTTCTCATCCTCGTCGTTCAAGGCGATTGACACGCTCGCATCCGCCGCTCCTCTTCCGAGTGCCGCGATTTTGGCATCGAGTTCGGCTTCTCTGCGACGGTCTGCCGCGAGGCTTTCTCTCTCCTTACGCTCTTCCTCGGGGTCAAAGCCTGCGATTTTGAGCAGCGCGAAATAGGCTTCGAGGTCTGCTTTCTGAATTGCCGCCGTGAGCATTCTCGCGTGGAGAGCCATCATATTGGTGCATTCGTCATCAGGGAGCCCGAGCTCTTTGAGGTTATCTTTCAATTTGCCTTTCGCGGCGAGCTGAAGAAGATACCTTGCAGCCTCACGAGCGTCTTTCTTGCGCTGTGCGTTCTCTCTGCGAACCTCGCCCGATTTCACTCCGCCCTTGCTTCCGCGAGCCTTCGCGGTCTCGGAATCGGTGATGGTATTCTCGCGAAATTCCTTGCTTCGTTTATGGCGTTTTTTGGGTACAATTTCGGCAGGTTCCGAAATATCCGCTTCGTTTCCGCTTTGCAACCCCGTTTTTTCAGCATCATTTTCGCTCATCTTTTTGCCCTCCTTTCGACAAGCAAAAAACAGCCCATCCGCAGAGGCGAAATAAGGCTGTTTTTAGGCTCTTAAATTTTATGTATGTGTTTGGTGGTCGGAAGCAAGAAAAACGCTTCCTGACAGTTTTGCGGAGTTGTGCGGGGTGAAAACGGTGGTTATTGTTCAAGCATACAGCTTTCTCACAATTTCCACCGCTTATTTTCGTTTAGGCGGTATCGTTACCGCATCCTCTTCCGACCAACCTCGCTGCAACCTTGTCGTTACAAGGTTGGGATTTCCTCCGAGTTTAGCAGACCATTCTGCAAGCGATAGCGTTTCGCCCTCGTATTCGATGTAATGAATTCTCGACGTATTCTTGCCTTGATCTGAAAGAGTGATCCATTCACAATTATCCGGTTCGTACATACCATCACAATCTTTTCTTTCGATGGTGAGGTTTTCGGCATATCCGTTTTCGAGAGCCCATTTTTCAAAGGCTTCAAAATCGTTCCATTCAGAACAAATTTTTATCCCTCTTCCTCCGTATTGCGGATATGCTTTCACGTTCCGGTTGTTGCACCGTCGTTTCATACCCTTCCATATGCGATAAAGTCTCGTTTTCGATTTTCCGTGAGTTCTTGTGCTATCTGCGGTTCTTTTTCTCTGCAAGCATCCGCAGGATTGTGTTTTCCCTGAAACGAGGTTGGCTCCAAGAATAACCTTTCTCATCCCGCATCTGCATTCGCACAACCAATATGGTGCTCTGTTTCTTGTGTGCGAATATTCGATTACAGTCAAAAGACCGAATTTCATTTTGGTGAGGTCTGTTTTGAACTTATCAGCCATACAACCTCACCAGCGTTTCTATGCCCGCTTTTACGCAAGCATCCACATCAAATCCGAGCGATTTGTAAAACGAGGGTGAGGTAGCCATACACTCATATCCGCGCTTCATCGTATCCGAGTCTTCTTTCGTGATTCCAAGGCGGAACTCTTTGGCGATACGGAGGGCGTTTTTGTAATCACCCTCCGATACCAGACGTTTTACGGTGTCACTCTTTCGCTCCATATTTCTCCTCCGGTCTGCGCTTACCGTCGTCGTAGGGCAGACGGTATCTCTTCGGATTGTGCTTGGCGAGGCAAGCGTTGATGTCACGATTCCAAGTGCAGTCATCAAACAGGTTTTCTTCGAGAGGGGTTAGGAGACGTTGGTCGTTCTCGATGGCGTGTACCGCATCTCTACCCAGTTTGTATTTGCCGTAGTAGGTATGCCAGTTGTAGCACCATTCAGGGAACAGACCGTTGATCTTATCGCACTCGTCGAGCGATTTGATAACCGGTATATCGTCGGGATTGAGCAGATCATCGAAATCCATCTTATGATATGCGAGGATTCTCTCCTTCGGATCTTTGCAGGTCCACATCAAGATGAGTGCTTTCGCGATGAAGATCGGCTCCTTCGACGGTGTCGATACGCGGTCGTTTGCTGCTTCAAGAGCTCTGAACTCTGCTTCGAGATGCGGGTAATATACCGATGCCATCTCGTGCATCCACTTCCACATATATTTGCGGTTCTTCGCGAACAGCTCGTGGCTGTATCGCCCTGCGTCAACGACGTTCTTGGAGCGGACTGCCGAAAACAGAAGTCTTGCGAGCCCCTCTTTCGTTTCTCCGGTCGGATAGTCGTTATACATCAGGTTGCAGACAAAGTAATCTGCATCACGATTCTTCTTTGCAAGACATAGGAGGGAGAGAGCTTTTGTTAAAGCATCTTCATCTCCAATATCGCACAAGGCGAGAATCTCTTTCGTTACCACGCCGAAGCAGTCCTCGGCAGAAATAACAAGGAGCCGCTTCCGTAAGTACGCTGTGTACTCAGGAATCAGCTCCCACATTGCATAGCCGGCAACATTGTATTCGCCTTTTCGGATCGAATTCTGCATAGCAGAGGTAATCTCCCAAAAGTTCTTGCCGGTTCGGGTCGGTTTCATTTCGTACCCCAAATCTTTCACCTCTTCTTCATTGACTTAGCCATAGCCTTGGCGGTTTTGGCTTTACCTTATTATACAATAAAGACGGGCGTAAGTCAATGGTTTTGCAGATATTTTTGAAATATTTTTTCAAATCATCGTTTTACATTGATGTGAGGTACGTTCATTTTCATATTGTAGGAGAAGTATTTGCCCCACTTGGCTTTCATCAGGTTGATGGACGCGATCTGATCTCCGCGTTTCTTTCCTGATGCTCCTCCTTCGTTCGTGTCAGTCAAGCCCTTGGAACAGAAGTATTTCGGTTTGAGAATGATTCTGTTCACGAGGAGCTCCTGAAGAACGAGGTCGAGGTCGTAGTTATATTCGAGATCCTTCTCGCATTTGCCCTTGAAGGTGCGGCGGTTTATCCATCTTACCGCTCCTGCACAACCTTTGAAAGCAAACTCGCAGTCGTAGTTCCACGGACGGATGGTTGCATCGGTTGCTCCGAAGCCTATACCGAGGTCCGCCATGATCTGTCCTACTCTTTCGAGTTCTGATGTGATGAGAGCCGGATCCGTGATCGAGGTGGTCTCGAACATACGGTAATAGAAATGGTGGATGTCGTCGTCGAGAATTGCGATCACATCCTCGGGTGCATTGTCGATCAGCCATTGGTTCACCTCGGTGAGTCCGCAGATGAGGTGGTCTTCGACCGCCTGCACTTTGATGTGGTCGCTGAAATCCGCGAGTGCTTCGCAGTATTCCTCGTATTCACTCTCTCTGACGATGTACGTTCCGTATTCAAGGAATTTGTGAGCATAGCAGGTCTTCGCCCTCTTGTAACTGGGTATATAGATACCGAATGTAGGGTCATTCATTTCGTTTCCACTCCTTTGGCAATTCAAATCCGCAGTTCATTACATAGTCGATGACGCACATATTGGTAGCCGAGCGGTTTCCTACCTGCGGATAGACAACCGGCTCGTAGTCCGAATAGACGAGGTCTATACCGTGTGCTCGATAGTCCTCCTCAATGTGATAATCCTTGGCCGCCACTCCGCTGTAATATGCGGATGCTCCGAGGTATTTACACATCTCAATGATTCGTGCGTCTCTCCTGTTCTGCAACTCCAGATTCGAGGAAATGTAGAACAACCTCCCCTTGTATAAATCGAACGCTCTGCACAGCGTCAGGATTGTTTGCATATTGAAATCAGCAAGGCTTTCTGCTACGGTAGCCAACCGCATCAATTTCTCGATGACAGGGTAGGCCTCCTCGTAGTGAGCCGATTTGCAATATTCCTGACGAATGGTTTTAAGCATCTTTTCCACAACGTGTTCGTCGGCGGCAATCTGCAATTCATTAAGGTTGACCGCGTGATAATGGATGGGAAGCGTGAACTTCATCGGTCCGTTGCCTGTCAATATCTGATTGTAATTATGTCTTCCGCTTTTGCTGTACTGTACATCGTCTGAAAACACAAAAACATCACTCTGGAATATCTTGTAGAAATAGCCCATCCAAGGAAAGAAATCAGGCTGATGCGAAGCAAGTACGAGCTTCCCTTTTCTCACTCTCTCTTGCAATGCAAACCAAGGGCGAATGGCGTTCAAGTTCCACCTTGCTGGCCGATAGGTTTCTTTCGTAGTCATCACACGTCAACCTTTCTGAAAACGCACTCGAAAGCCTCGGCGTAATGAGAACCGCACTGTGCTCCGCGCAGGATAGGCAATGCTCTCAACGCTTCTTCGGAGCGAGGGTGAGGAATGGGACGGATGACATTCTCGTACATACCGAGTGCCGCGATCTTTGCATCGACCGCTTGGGAAGATACGGGAATGTATGTGTTAGGCTGGAAAACCTTTATAGCGGGGTTTAGAGCCCAATCGGTAGAGGATTGAACCTCCATAAGATAAAGAGCCTTGATGGGCTTAATTTGCTCTCTACCGCGTTGCCACAGCCTGAATGCTTCCATACAAGTTGCCGCAGTCCAGTAGTGGTCGGTATTGATGTCGCCGGGGGACTGAGTGAAAATCGTATCAGGCTCGAACTCACGGATAACCGCTTCGATGTCCTGAACCATTCTTCTGTGGTCGGCATTGTGGAAATTGCTGTCGAGGTAATCATAACCGTATAATTTCGAAATGCCAAGTAGTTTGTGGGATTTCAACAGGTCTGTCACGATCTGTCTCCTGTTATCGTTGTACCTCGTGGTGTCGCAGGTATTCAAAACCATAACCGCGATTTCGTCGCCGCGCTTTGCAGCATCGTATATGAACGCACCCGCGCCGAGAACCTCGTCGTCGGGATGCGCTACTACAAAGAGATGCTTCATTACTTGACACCTCCTTTGAAAATGCTTTCGATGAGGCGGAGCACGTCATCTTCGCTCATACGCTCTGCAAGCTCCGATTTGTACGGAACCTTGGTGAGCCCTGCGCCGATGTTCTTTTTGCTGACGACCATATATTCGCCCTTCAATACAGCATTCTCCGCCTCCTCGTCGGTGAGCAGAGCTTCGTGCATTTTCTCACCCTTGCGGATACCGATGATCTCGGTCGGATAATCTTCCGGAAGATGCAGGTATCTGCACACAGCTTTTGCAAGGTCGCCTGTCGTGCAGGCCTTGGACTGTTTTACGAGCAGATCGCCGTTATGACCTACGATGAATGCTTTCTCTACAAGATCCACCGCGTCATCCACGGTCATCATAAAGCGCGTCATATCGGGGTCGGTAATGGTAATCGGGAGACCGTTCTGAACCTGTTCGATAAAGATCGGTACTGCACTTCCTCTCGATGCTACGAGGTTTCCGAAGCGGGTAACACAGATCTCTGTGCGGTTCTGGTCTGCCGCCTTCTGCAAGGCGAGCTTTTCCATATATGCTTTCGTCATACCCATAGCCGAGGTAGGATAGACCGCCTTATCGGTTGATAAGCACACGATCTTCTTTACCTTCTTTTGAACTGCGGATATGATGACGTTGTTACTGCCCTCGATGTTGGTCTTGACCGCTTCCATCGGGAACGCCTCGCAGGACGGAACCTGCTTCATTGCGGCGGCGTGAAAAACGTAGTCAACGCCATACATTGCAATGTCGATGGAGTGCTTGTCGCGAATGTCGCCAAGGAAGAACTTCACGTTGTCGTGCTTTCTGTACCTCTGCGCCATATCGTACTGTTTCTTCTCATCTCTGCTGAAGATGCGGACCTCTGCCGCTCCCTGCTCAATACATCTATCAAGGAAAGCGTTGCCGAACGTGCCGGTTCCGCCTGTGATGAGAACGACCGAGTTTGTAATCATTCCTCCCATACCGCTCTCACCGCCTTTCTGATAGAATCTACAATGAATGCCTGCTGCTCGACGGTCAACTCTGTGTGATAAGGAATCGTGAGCAAACTCTCGAACATTGCGTATGCGTTGGGATAGTTGCCTATATCAAAGCCGATGTTCTTGTATGCCGTCATCATCGGCAAGGGTTTGTAATGAACATTGCAAGGGATTCCATTCTCCCTCAAAATGTGATACACACGGTTTCTGCCCTCATTCGTGCCTGCTTTTCCGTACAGGCGAATGGGGTAAAGGTGCATAGCGGATTGATAATCCTTTCCGAAATGCTGAATAAGGGGTTTGGCTTCGGGGACTCCCGCGAACAGCTCGTCGTACACCCTCGTTACCTCGGCTCTCTTTCTTTCGAGGTCTCCAAAGCGTTCGAGCTGGGCGAGCCCCATCGCTGCGTCCACGTTCGTCATAATGCTGTTGTAGCCGAACAGAGCGATGTCGTACTCCCAACCTCTCGTCTTATCCCTTGACGTTTGCCCGTGATCTCCGAGGAGTCTGAAGGTCGTTTCGAGCTCGTTGTTATCGACTCCCTCGAACTCCTTCCAGACAACTGCTCCGCCCTCTCCGCCTGTCGTAAGGTTTTTGAGGACGTGGAAAGAATAGCAGATGAAATCGCCTCGGAACTCGTACCCTCCGCGAGCGCGAAAGGAATGAGCTGCATCCGCAACGATTGCCACCCTGCCGATGGCTCTCTGCAAAGCGGTCGCGGGTCTATATTTCTCCTTTTGGGAGATAACGGCGGCAAGGAGACTACGATAATTACATAGCTTTCCGCCTATGTCAACGGGCATAACCGCCTTGGTTTTCTCCGTGATCGCCGCCGCTACCTTTTCATAATCCATCTCGAACGATTTGCCGTCCAAGTCAACGAACACAATGGTTGCTCCGACATTGCGGATGACCTCTGCTGTCGCCGAATAGGTGTATGGTGTGGTGATAACCTCGTCGCCGGGACCGATGCCGAGTACGCGGAGAGACATCTCCATCGCTCCTGTGCAACTGTCGAATGCGACTGCTCTGCCACAATGGGAAGCGTAAGCGATTGCTTTTTCGAATTCGCGGACCTTCGGACCGCTCGTAAGCCATCTCGTTTCTACCGTTTCTCTGATCTGCTCGATTTCTCTGTCGGAAACGTCGGGCGTTGCGAATTTAATCGGTTCCATCGTTTGCCTCCCGCTCCGCGAGCTCTTCTGCGCTCAGGATCTGGGCTTTCATCTGGTCGTACCAGATCGCTCTCGCCTTGATTCTGCGAGTCTTGGCTACCTTCACCTGACCGCCCTCGATACCGAGCTTTCTCGTCAGGTCATTGTAGTCGAGCTCGTTTCTACAAGCAATGATGACGTAATCGTACTGCTCATAGTGAATCGGCTCCATATCCTTAATGCTACGATCCTCGATCTCCTTCTTAGGCTGGTCTTTCAAGCCAAGGTCGAGGCTGATGTCAGCGGACCAATCTGCAAGCTGGTCGAGATCCCATTCACCCGAGTGGGTGTTGTCCTTGATATTGATTGCTCTCTTCTCTGCTTCGGTATAACCGATGAGACGTTTGCAATCAATCAACTGGTCTGGGCCGAACAACTGCAATACGACCTTCAGGCGTTGGTTGCCTCCGATTACGTTGTCATTCTCATCAATGATGAAAATTCCAAAGTCGCCGAGCTTCTCGAAACTCTCTCGGAGTTCTTCGAGCTTCGCCTTTGTGATCTTTCTGGGGTTGCCAAAGCCGGTCTTGATGTCTCCTGCTCGCATTTGGCACAATTCAATGCGCTTCTCTTCCATATCTGTACCTCCATAAATGAAAAAGGCACCACCGATCTTGCGGTAGTGCCTCTCAAACAGCCTCGCCTTGGCTGCCTGAATTTTTCTATTGTACATCATAGCACGGGTATGACGTGAATTTCAATGAATTTTACTGAAAATTGGTGAAAATTACTGAAATCTACTTTACATTACAGGAAATCGTCATTTTCGGTGATTCCAGGAAATGCTACGAAGCATAGTAGAAGCGGACTGCTTTTTGGAAATTCTCGTCAGGATGGTCTTGGCGGTTTCTTCTGCCGCAGACCTTACCTTCGTACTCCCAATATCCGTAAACCTCGTAGTCGGGTCGCTCTGTGAGAAAATCGCGGATCATCTGCATATAAACATTTCTGTTTACGCTCAGCCCTACGAATACGTAGCAGTCTTTCAAGAAAGCAAGGTCGCGTATCGTGATGTGGGTGAGCTCGATACCGAGCTTCTCCGCACACTCCGCTTCTCTACCTTGCCACCATTTGCCATCGCAATGAATCGAACCTCCGTCTTTGAGAGGAAGGTAAAACTCTCTACCCGCAAACGCCTTCTCGTTTTCTCTCGGCGTTTGATAATACAAGCAGTTAAAGAGCAGGTTAGAATCGTCGGATCCTATCAGAAGAGAGCCCTTCTGCTCGTATGTGAGGGTGGGAATCTCGTCAACCACGAGCGCGATCCCGTTGTTGAATTTTACTATGTCAATTATTTTCATTCTCGATCACCTCGTAGTCGCAAGGGTCGTGCGGCGCGATTCTGCAATACTCATCAGGATCTCCGCGCCTTCTCTTTTCGCACGTTCTGTTCCATTGGAGCTTTTTCTTATCCCAAAACACAACGCCTTCATCGTATGCCGTGGGGTCATCTGTATGATTGTAGTGCCGGATACGGTCGAATTCGAAAATCTTTTTCTTGTGGATGTCGTAAATGCCGGTGAACTCCGCAACTGACGAAGGGTGAACCTCTACAAATCCGATGCTGTTGAATCTGTTCGTGGTTTTGCCGACTGAGCGACCGCTCGCCGCGATCTCTTTCTTGTGTTCGGACTGAATGAAGATGCCTATGTAGCATCTGCCGTTCGCATCTACGATCAGACTGCCCTCTACATATTCGGTAGTGCCTACCGCTCTGCCTTTGTACCAGTGCTCTCGCACCATTCCTGTTGATACCATCATTCATCCTCCTTTAATAATTCGGGGTTATCAAATATATTGCCTACCACGACCAAGCCGTAAAACCTTACCTCGTCGGAGCAGAGCATATTGACCTTGAATCTGTATTTCTTTCTCGATTTGACTGATTTCGTGACGCTTTCGAAAGCGAAGCATCCATCTTCGAATATCACCTTCCATCGTTTCCAGTCGAGTTTATTCTCGCTGATTCTGCTCTCAACGATGTCTCCTTCAAATATGGGCGTCAGGTTCAGATCTTCCACTCCTGAATATTCACCCATAGTTTCCGGAATAATTCGAACAACCTGACTTGCAGCCGAGTTCTCCTGACAAGTCCTTATGACGTAGTCGTAGTCGATGCCGCGAACGAGCAGGTCTCCGAACACCCACGTCTTATCGGTTGCCCTTTGACCTCTAAACTGTGTCTTTCTCATAACGGTTGCTCTCCTTCTATATCCACGAGCGGCACGTATCGCTTGCGGTTATTTTGATAATATACCACTCCGCACACCACTTTGGTGTGCGGAGCCTTTCCGATGTAGATGTAATCATTACTGAACGGATCGTACGCGACATCTGCAAAAAGCCAACCATCTGCGATGATGGTTTTCGTTCCCACGAGAACTCCCTCAAAATCTACCTCTTCTCGTTTGTAGTAGGTCTTCAGGAACTCGTATTCTCCAACACATTCGCATTTGTCGGGAACGTCATCTCCCTCTCCGAAGTATTCGACGCTTACGATTCTGCCACCGCCATCAACTCTCGGTATCATATGCCTACCGTCGCTTATCTTTTTGAGGTATGAGTGGCATTTTACTTTTCTGAACTCAAACATTTCAGGATCCTCCTTTCAAAAAATCGCATCTGACACTCTTGTATATCTCATCCTGAATCTGCTTCAGGACGTCCTTCCTTCTGACTTGGACCGTCGTTTCGCTGTCAACCCTGATATTGTAAACGGTCTGGTCTTCCATAACGGGCATTGCCGCCTGTAAAACAAGCGGTTCTGTGAGCGGAGCGGCTGCGGGTTCCGGAAGGTACGCGCAGGCCTCCATACGTTTTTTATCGCATATGTTCCTGTCGGGACATTTCTTGCATTGTTCCGATAGCTTTGATAATTCCATATCATTCCTCCCAGATCTTATCGACGGAGCCGCACACGATATGCTCGACCTCGTCGAAAGTAAACTGTGTTTTTCCATTCTCGGTCATCTCGAACAGCTCGTCTCTTATGCTTTCACCAAGCCTGTGAGCCGTGGTGTTTGCGATTCTTGTCTCGGTGTCGTCCGGGATCTTTTTCTCGATCAAAGATTTCAGCACAAGAACCTCCCTTGTCAAGTCGAGAGCCTTCTCGATAACGCCATCTTTTCTTTTGCGCTCGTTGCACAGATCTGAATGAACCTGAGCTATCAACTGGTATGCTACGTCGAGCTTCGCGAGTTTCTCAAATTTATTCATCGGGTTTCTCCTTGTATCTGTCGTTCCAAGCGTCGTATATATCCCTGTTGTCGCATACGACTGCGCCAAGGGGAATTTTGTCGTACCATTCTTTTGTGAACTGGATGCCGCATCTGCATCTAAGCGTCATCGAGGTCTTGACGCATCCGCTAAAACTCGTTCTGATGAGCCGTTGCTCCGTGATATAGACCTCGTTTCCACACAGAGGGCATTTTGATAATGTTTTCTTGCTCATTGAATCCTCCTTGAACTCAAAGCAGGCTGGAGCGGAGCGCAATAGCACCAAGACTGTGGGGCTCTTTTTATGGGTGTTCCTCCGCCTCTGCACCATCCGCACATTTTATCGACCTTGTGGCTATCTCGGGTAGGGCATCTCATTCGGTCCATATCGGAGCACTCTTTTTCACAATCTCTGAACCACTCGGGCGTATTGAACTCAGACAGTTCTTTCGCTCGCTCGTAGATGATGAGATCTGCGATATGGAGCGCATACCCGTATCCGTCTGCTATGTAATCAAACATAGCTTGGAAGTCCACGCAGGACTCCTCGTGGATATTCTCGACCTCGCAAATATACGTTCCGTGGTTCGGGTACGGTGAATATCCAACCTCCACGATCTTGTCGCAGATGAACTCTCCGATGACCTTGCCGCACCCCTCGTGTATCTTGATCCCGAACACGCCTCCTCCATCCTCTTCAGGGATTTCGAGAACGTCCGATTTCATTTTGCCGAGCGTTTCATAGATATAGCACTTGAACGGAGGCTTCAGTTTCGGAATCTTTTTTCGAATCTCCCATTTCTTTTTCAGCTCCTTAATGGGAGCCGTCCAGTTCGGACGAATGCTTATCATTACAGATTTCATTACTCATCACCCATGTATTCCTTCATCCTTCACTTCCTCATACTTTCTTTCATAATAGGCATTCATTATCTTGTATAGTTGGCATTCCTTGTATTTATCGAAATTACAGCAATAGTCTTTAATTTGCGCCTTGCTTTCATCGTCTGGGAAACGGAATTTGCAAAGTTCACAATTCAATGTATCGCTGCTTCTTTCGCGTAGATAATAAGGACAAACTGCATTACCAAAATTTTTCATGTGCTTTCCCTTTCCACACGTGCTTTATTCTATTTATCATTTTCGGTGTTCCGAAAATATACCCGCCGGCGACCATGATTTTATTGTCATCTGGAATCTTCTTGTATCCATATCGCTTCGCCCATTTCTTATTGATACGACGCTTCTTGTGGGTTCTGCGCTGAACCGTCTTCGTGATGGCGGTCGTCTCGATGAGCCGGAGACCGCAGAATTCTTTTGCGAAATCATTCATTATGCGTACCCTCTTCCTCTCGTGACGGTTGGAGTATAACTGTAATTCTCGACAAAATCTCTCACACCCTGCTCGCCCTCTCGGTAAAGCAAACCGCAAAAGAAAGCGTCAATCATATCCCAAGACATCATCTGATCTTTATTGCCACCTGCTGCGAGATATTTCTCGCATATCGTGTCGATAGCCCAATCAAGCAGTTTGTTCTGCTCGGGCGTATATCTGTCACTCCACGCCATTACTGTCCCTCCAACTCTACCGTAGTAAACGAACGCCTGACTACCTGCACATAGCCGAAGGTTCGTCCGCATTTTTCGCAGTCGTGCGCCGTCCAAGCCGTATCCGTTGTCATCTTTAACGGAATGTTAAGAGGATTCTGCTCGGTCTTGCAATACGGGCATACAACCATTCTTTTGTTGCTTTCCATTACCAGTCACCTGCCTTTATTTTTGATAAATCCACCGTCTTGGTTTTTACGCCCGAATCGGTCATTCTTTGCTGATATGCCGTTTGCGCGTTCTCGAACAAAGGATCGCAAATTTCAAAGGCACTCGTCTTATAAAACTTGATCTCTTTGCCGTTCTCTTCGATGTAAGCGCACATCGGTTGCGTACCGTCGAAGAATATCTGCACGATATAGACGGTCTTGCTGAGTAATCTTGCCTTTATTCTTTGCATTGCATCTGCTCCTTAACGTATTCGATCAGCGGCTTCTCGTCGCAGTCGCCTTCGAGATAACCATAAGCGGAAACGAAATCTACGCTGTCGGTATCAATCCCCGCATCTTCGAGCATCTCGGAGAGCTGTCTGTTCAACTCTCGCGCCGTTTGAGCCGTTTGAGCTATCGCGGTAGCCAACAAAGCGAGCTGTTTCATATTAAGTCTTTTCATCTGAATCGTCCTTTCTTTTTCCGCTACTGCAAAAATCGTTCGGTCCTACTCGAAAACCTTTTTTGAAGCCTCGAACCATACATCTGCGATGCCTCTTGCCGTCGTAAAAGAATTTGCAGTCCTTGCATCTAACCACCTCCACGATGTCCTTGTCTTGAAAGCAAGGATAGCAGTTGACCGAGTCGCTCGTGGTGATGCACAGATCGCAATGCTTTGGGTAGTTGTAGCAAATATCCTTTCTGTTGCAGGGGTTGACGATTACACTCATTTTTCTTCCCTCCTTACTCCGTGACTGCAATAGTCCATCGGGTCTTTGTACTGTCTCTTGTCGTCGTGGTGATAAAGCTGGCATTCCACGACCTTCTCGTGCCGAATGAACTTTCCGAAACCCCTCGCGCAATCCTTGCATCTGACAACCTCGACCGCATCTACCGCTGTTGCCATCTGCAACGCTTTTCTTACATCCGAAAGAGGAATGAGGATTTCGAGATTTTCGTCGAACACCGCAACTCCTTTCAGTGTCAGGTCGTTGAGCTTGATATATTTATCCATTTTTCAACGCCTCCTCTCTAATAAGGTTCGTCAGTTCCTCGGTCTGGGAGCCGAGGTCTCTTATTATCACCATCCCGACCAATTCAAATTCCGCCGCAGAGAAGCCGAGACGGTCGTACCCTATCCTCTCGAACCAGTCTCTAAAAACTTTTATCGCAAAGTCAGCTCCGATGGTAGCGGCTCCGAGAAGCGACTCAGCCATAATTTTTTCGTTACCGGTAAAGAGTATCTGATTCTTATTTTCCATCTCCAACCTCCCATCCGAGAGCCTGTCCGCATTTATCGCAGAACTCCTGCCCCAGTTTGATACTGTTCTGGCAATCAGGGCAGAGCCTCGTGCCGCAAGCGAGGGAAATCGTAGCAGTCTTATCACTTACCGCTACCGGAATCTGTCTTTCCAAGGCGTATTTGGCCGTTCTCAACGCCTGAGACTCTTCCTCCAAGCGTTTCTTTTGGCGTTCCGATGTTGCCACATTGAATTCATACGTTATGGTAATCAGGCGGGCGTTTATCCATCCCGCCGCCTGCTCTGATTTATCGTACAGTCGCGCCATTGTTCTTCCTCCTGTATCTCAAAAACGGGTTATAAACCTCGTCTCTGTAAATGTCGTGCGGAACGAACTCGTCATCTTCCTTCCTGAAGAAATCGAAGTTCACGCTGTTGAACGTGTAGGTGAAGCCTTCGAGCTCAATGTCGGTGCTACTGCCGCCCATACGGACTGCCTTGACCTTGTAAACCCCATCTCGCTCCAGTTCTCTTTCACACAGATCCTTGTCTCTTGGGTAGCCTGCATCGTAGTGGCAGTATTTCGCGTAGAGCGTATGCTCCACGTCTTCGTCGTTCATCAGGTCGATGATCTGCGAGAAAAGCCTGATGATTTTGCCGTAGTTGCGGCTTCTGCTACCGCTCGCTCTCACCGAAACGCCTCTTTCGGTGGGATTCCTGCGGATGATGCTGATCTCAATATCGCAATCTTCTCTCTGCGATATAACCAGCGTATTCGGTTCCGTGTCGGGCGTATTGTCCGAGATGAATCTACACTGTTTGCTCATCACTTATATCCTCCGTGTCATATCCGTTGAGCGAGAGCCAGTTAAGCTGCTCCGCTGTAATCATTCTTGGGTTGCAAAAGAATCCATCCGGTTCGTGCAAAGCCACCTTTACCCAACCATCTCTTTCGAGCAGTATCTCTCCGTGACCGAGGCTTCTTGCGAGGTGCGCGTGTTCGCAATGGCTACAAGGGTAATGACGTCCATCCGGCGAAAGCCAACCCACTTTCCATTCATCATCCTTCTTTCGGTAGTGGTCCATTACGATGACCTTCAAGTCTTTGAAAATCTTGGATAACTTTTCGGCAAGGCGGAGTTGGCTCACGTTAAAGTCGATGTCCTCGATCCTGCCATCGGCTACTCTAACACTTCCGAGTTTCAATTCATTGCCGTTTCTCGAAAACTTGACGATGTGAATGCTTCGGTAGATTTCGTTATCTCCGCTATCGTTCCCAAACAGATACGGATCTCCGTAATTCCAGTATGTATTTTTGGGGAAAGTCAGGTTGACGGTATCCATCAAGTCGTCGATGAGCTTTCTCGTGAGGCTCATATCGAATTTCTGCGGAAGCCCGTACTGCCAACGCTTCGGAGCATTGCGCTTCAGGATTTCTTCCTTTGATTCTTCGAAAAACTCTCCTACGGTTCGTTTCTTTCGAACCATTTTCACCGCATAGTTGTTCTTGGGGCAATGTAAGAAATCGCATTCGAGGCAGTCGCACTTGGTGAAATTGATGGTTCTGCCAACATCGAATTTCTGCCCTCTCGCCGGTACGTATTCTACTGTCATAACTGCTCCTCCATTTTCTTCAAGGCTTCTTCCGCCTCGCACTTGACATCGAACAAGGTCTTGCCGAATTCCGAGGAAGGAACACATCCCGAATATTCGAGCAGGAGCTCCTCGGATTCTCTTCTGTCGTCCAAGAATATTCCTACGACCGTATCTTCGAATACCGCGTACTTTTCTCCGAGCTTCTTACAAGGATCGTCGCACTCTTGGTCGAAATCGTCCTCGCTGAACGGGCATTTGTCTTTGAGTTCGCAAGAGCAATAGTAGCCGGTAGCTGTTCCGGGTCCTCCGTTGGAGTCGTACAAAGTTCCATCGAGCTCCGAGGGGAATCCATCGCACTTGGTAATGTGGAACACCGTTTCCCCCATCTTTATCGGAGGAAGAACCACGCCGCTTTCTGCAAGGAACTGTGCCGCGAATGCTTCGAACGATAGCGAACCGTATTCATCGGTCCCCATTTCTTCTCGGTAAGATGCCTTGGCGTTCCTGAGAAGCCATTCCAGTTTCTTTTCAAGGCTGATCTGCTTCTCTGTCATCTTTGCCCTCCCGCCAATACACGAACTTGACATCCTTCATTTTTTCGAAATCCCCACTTTCAAGCAGGATCTTGTTCGTATCGTTGATGGCTTCCGCCTCTTCCTCCGAGATCTCTCCGTTTGCGGTGAAGAAACGCTTATGCCCGTAAACAGGCTTGATGCCGAAATCTGTCAGCACCGCGAGCCCCTGACTCTCCACGTCTCTCGATTCGAAGTCTTCCGAGGTCAGGTTGATAATCTCATCGTTGCACATATCCTCAGCGAGTTCTATCGCTTCGTCCTTGTCTTCTGCGTAAATGATGACCTCTCTCGTGAGAGTTTCTGTTACTGTGATTACAAACGGTTTCATTGCTTGTTCTCCTTTCTTTTGCATTGCATATAGTTTTCGGTAGGCTCCCAATCGGATATGACTATCGCTCGGTCAGGGTCCTCCTCGTGTTTCTTGCAGATGTGGTCTCCGTCTCCGATGTACTCGCAGTGCTCGCATCGGTAACAGGTCAAATCGAGCTTATTGAAACGCGCCTTATGTTTTCTGTGCCTCATATCTTACTCCGATGCCTTGAAATTGTACTGAGGTTTCATAATGTCAACCACTCCGCAGGTTGGCTGGATGAGCTTTCTGATCTCTTCCGCATCCTTATAAGCCATAGGAGCTTCGTCGATGGTTCCGTATCCTACGCTCGTAGTAAAGATGCCCTCCATCGAGAGCTGATACTCCTCTGTGGAAATCTTCTCCTTCGCTTTCTTCCGGGACATAATGCGTCCCGCTCCGTGAGGTGCCGAGTAGTTCCAGTCTGGATTGCCGAGACCAACACAGAGGAAAACGCCGTCTCTCATATTCATCGGGATTACGAGTTCCTCGCCGCTCTTTGCTGATACCGCTCCCTTCCTCAAAATCTTGTTTTGCAGGTCAATGTAGTTGTGAATGGTATGGAATTGGCGAACCGAAGAAAGCCCCATAGCACCCATAATTTGCTTTGCTATTGCTTCCCTGTTCGCTTTTGCAAACTCCTGAACGAAACCCATATCGTTGAGGTATTCATCAAGGTCGGAGCCGGTCAGGAACGTCAAGTCCTTGTCGATGACCGATTTCTTTCTCTCAGCCTTGATGCTTTCGAGCTTTGCCTGAATCTCGCTGTGCCTGCCCTGTGCCTTCAGCTCTTCCACGACGGTCTTGACGAGATCCGCGGGTAGCGCGGTCATCGTTTTGTATGCGAGGTCCTGATAGTAGTTCGCGACCTCCAGACCGAGATGGCGGCTTCCCGAATGGATAATCAACCAAAGGTTTCCGCAGGAATCCTTGTCAATCTCGATGAAATGGTTTCCGCCGCCGAGGGTTCCAAGGGAAAGTTGCGCTCTCTTGGTGTCTGCGTTCGGGCATCTAATTCCGCCAAAATCGAAATACTCGACAGGCTCGGTACGGATCATCATTCCCGAAGGAATGTTCGCCCTGATGAACCCGTCGAGCTTCGCATAGTCGATCTCTACTTTTCCGAGGTTGACTGCGAGCATTCCGCATCCGATGTCAACTCCTACGAGATTCGGGCATACACGATCTGTAATAGTCATCGTCGTTCCGATAGTGCAACCCGCGCCCGCGTGTGCGTCGGGCATAATCCTGATTTTCGAGCAATCGCTCACAGGATGCAATGCGAGTTTTCGAATCTGCTCTTTCGCCTCGTCTTCGAGGGTTTCTGCGAAAATCTTAACATCACTTGTCATTTCTGGACTCCTTGTATTTTTTGATAATAGCGAGCATAGCCTTTCTTGCCTCCTCGGTGTCGGAAGATCTTCCGGGGTCTCCCTCGAAATCTCTTACGAACTTTTCAAGCTCCCAAAGCTCATCTTCTACGACCTTTTCGAGAAGAATGGCGTCTCCTCCATTGGCGAGCGAGATCTCCATCGGTTCTCCTTCTCTGATTTTGAGGGCTTTTCGAATTTCCTTCGGAATCACGATTCTTCCGAGATCATCAACCCTACGAATGATGCCGGAGCGATGCGCCTTCTGGCGTTTTCTTTCGTTCAGGTACGCTTCGTAGTAGGCATATTCATCTGCGTATTCTTCTCCACTCTCGTTAAAATCCTTCAAGGTGAAATAAATCTCGTCAATGATGCCATCTTCAGGGACGTCTTTCTTGTACTCTTCGGGAGAGACGCCTTCGGCGGCTTCTCCTCCGAAGTAGAACCAATTATCTCCGATCTGGCATACAGTTCCATCTCCGTTTGGAGAATCGACCAGCTTCACAATGCCTTTGCGGTATCCATCCGCAATCATCTGATGAGTAATCATATAAACCTCCTTAATTGAACTCGATCATTACGACTGCCTTCTGCAAGATCGCGGCTTTGAAAATCGCCGCCGCGTCTTCTGACGTGTGCTCCGTTTTGAGCCACTTCTTCACGTTGTCTGCGTTCCAGTACGCGCAGGTGGTTCTGTTCAGATGGGCGATAAGCCAGTCCTTTTCAACCGCGAACAGAAGCTCCTCGAATCCGCAGGTTTCAGAATCGCCGTCGCTTGCAAGATCTTCGGGGAGACAAGACAAAGCAAGCAGCTCATTGTGCAGGTGAAAATCGAGAGAGCGATTTTCCGCGTATCTATCCTGAATCCTCTGCTTCAGATTTCTTGTGTCTATTGCTGTTCTCATATCTCAAAATCCTCCGGCACTTCGACGAATCTGCAACACGTCTGACAATGAATGTCGATGTAGTCCGAAATCTTCATTACCTCGACGTGACACACTCTCTGCTTGGGTCTGTCTTTGACGACTATGACCGTCTGACCCTTGTGAACGATGGGCGTATTCGCCCAGTGCTGCATCTCGATCACGTCCTCTCTGCCGAAGCTCGCTTTCAGGCAG